TCAGCTCTCCTTCAGGAAGTGCTTGATCAGGCTCGTCGGGATCTCGACGGCCGTCTCGGTGTCGGGCATCCCCCGCTCGTGCAGCTGAGCGAGCGCGTGGGGGTCGGTGACCCTGTAGCCCTGCACGACGAAGGTGCCGCGGTTGGTGGCCCACGCGTTCGGGCAACTGCCGCCCACGCTGTCGGTGCCGAGGAACGTGAGCTCGAGAGGCTCGTGCTGGTCAGCCATCGTGGCCGCCTTCCTGGTCGGTCGAGTTTCTCCGCGCCCGAGCCTGCCATGAGACATGCCCCTCTTGATTGGCCCAAGGGGGTGGTCCTATGCTGAGATTTCGCGAAATTTCTTGTCGATTGCTTCGGGGTGAGGGCATGGGCTGGCGGCGAGACGCAATGGGCGTCCGGAACGACGACGGTGAAGGCGGGGACCAGTGACGACACAGTTCGAGCGGCGGGCCCTGGTCCTTCTCGCGCTGCTGCTCATCGCCGCAGTCGGCAACATCGTGCTCGTCGTGCTGGGAGTAGGGGGGTGCACGTCATGATCCAACGGGACCGCGTGCTGCTCGCACGGCTGAGCAGCGTCAACACCCACCTCGGCGAGGCCGTGCTGGAGCTCATGCACCACCAGGACGGCGGCGAGCTGCCGGCCGAGGGGCTGCGCGCGGTGGCCGAGCGACTGGCCGGGCTTTCGGCCGAGCTGTACGCACGCGCCGCGGAGCTCGACGGCCGTGTCCTCGGCCCGCCGGCGCACGTCGTCATCGATGTGGCGATGACCGAGTCATGAGCTGGATGGCAGGCCCACGAGGGGACCACGCGCTGCTGTCGCGGGATCAGTACCTCGCGCTCTGGCTGGCGATTCAAGACCAGGACGACGACGTCGCACTCGATCTGCTGAGGGAGATCAAGCCGCGGCACTGGCCGGATCCCGACGCGCTGACCGCGGAACCTCCCGAGCGACCGGACCAGTCATGACGGACCGTTGGGAGATCCCCTGCCGGGACATCCACGGCACACGCGCGCAGATCACGATCTGGGCGACCCGCGGCGGCATGGTGCTCGGCGCGCCGCGCGGCGAGGCCGCCGTGTTAACGCCAGAGGAGGGCGAGAATCTCGTGCAAGCCGTCCGCGATGCGGTGGCCCGCTCGCGCGACGGGTCCTGAACGCGACGAAGCGCCCCGCGCTCGGCCGACCGCGAGGGATCGGGAGCGCGGGGCGCTTCTGCGGCGGCCGCCGGGCGGAAGCGGCCGACGAATACGGCTACTCGGTCGGCTGGTTCGGTACCCGCCATACCGCGGCGACAGTCGCTGCTGCGGCGACGAGCGCCGCGGCGACGGTTCCCCACTCGTTGAGGCCGATGACCTCGTCAGCAAGCACGGGCGTTACCGCGGTGCAGAACCCACCAATCGCGGCGACGAGCGCCTTGGCGATCTTCATCATGGCCAGCTCCCTCCCCTACCGCGGGGCGATCGAGACGCGGAACGGACGATCGCACCAGTAGCCGAGGTCGATCTTGGCCGTGCCCTTCGGAATGATCAGCGACTTGCCGCCGTGTTCCCACACGATGAACTCGTCGTCGACGAGGTTGCCGAATCCACCCGGCTTGCGGTCGTCGGGACCGCCCTGTGGCTCGGCCTGGTTCCGCCAGGTGTTCACGGCACGCAGCACCACCGCCCGGTCCGGCGGCGGGGCGATGATGAGGTCGTGCTCGCGCAGGATGGATGGGATCGGGATGGGTTCCCAGTGGGTGGTGGTCTTCGAGCCACCGGCGGGCAGGGTCAGCATGTTGTTTCCTCCGTACAGCACCGGATAGTTGGTTGAGGGCTTGCCCGGTGCGGCTCCGCCGCCGCCTCCGGACGCACCGAACAGGGCTCGCAGCTGCGCCACGGTGCCCCGATAGGCGTTGCCGTCGATGGGCGCCCGACCAGCGACGCGGGCGGAGCTGGTGAACTGCAGCACCTCGACGGGGAGCCCGCCGTAGCCAGTCCAGTACGAGGCCGGGACGTCGGCGTACTCGTCGAGGAGGTCGTCAATGGCCATGTCGGGGTAGCGCGACGACCACAGCGGTGGCAGGCCGGCGAGCGATGGCGACCCGATCTGCTGCCAGTACCAGCGTGGCAGGTACAGCAGCGGGACCTTGTACCCCACAGCGCGGAGCCGGTTCACGATGTCGCGTGTGAGCGCCACGTTGCCCGAGTTGGCCTCGACGTCAGGGATCACTGGCACGTCGACGGGCACGACCGACCGGATGTGCGCCACCTGCGCCGCGGCCGAGATCTCGCCCCGCTGGTAGTGGTAGGCGGCATGCACCTTGCCGGTCGCACGAGCCTTGGTCAGGTTCTCGCGGAATCGACGGTCGGTGAACCCGCTGCCTTCCGTGGACTTGAAGATGAAGAACTCGATGCCCTCGCGCGCGGCGCGGGCGACGTCGAACGCGCCCTGGTGGTGCGAGATGTCGATGCCGAAGATGGGCACAGTCAGCCTCCTAGCAGGTTGAGAACGCTGAGGCCGATCGCCACGAATGCGGTGATCAGCGTGAGGTAGAGGGCCCAGCGGCGGTCCCCGGTCTTCTGCTGCTCCGACTCCAGCTGGACGACGCGGTGTTCGAGCAGTGCGATCTTCGCGCCATGTGCACGCACCTCGGCGAACTCCGTCCGGATTGCGCTCAGCTCGCCCTGCACGTTGGCCCGCAGCGCGGCGATGTCGTCACGGATGAACCTCAAGGCGACGTCGGTCGGGCTCTCGCCGGGATTCGTCATGGTGACTCCTCCTACCAAGTCCAGGTGTGCTTGAGGTCGTAACGGGACTTCGTGACCCACGGCTTGTAGACCTCGAAGTTGTCTATGCGTAGCGCCATGCCCAGGCCGCGTCCTATGTAGACATCGCGACGCAGCTTCACCCGGAACTCGCTGGCCCGGTCGTCCCACCACACCTCGTTCTGCTTCAGCGCGGGCACGGTGCCGAAGTACCTGGTGGCCACAGTTCCCGCGGACCACTTTTGCTGGTGGGCATACATGACGCGGATGCCCCAGCGGTCGTCCACGATGGTTCCTTGGGCGAACAGGCAGTAGCCGTTCTGCGTGCCTGACGCGGGGACCTGCCACTTGACGTAGGCCTGCCGTCCGCTGGGCAGCTTCTGCCGGTTGGTCTTACAGTCGTAGCCCGAGATCCACTGCGTGACGTCGAGCCGCCAGAAGGTTTCGTTGTCGTACCAGCCTTCGAGGTACACCCAGTCCCCGTCGTGGACGAACTTCTCCTTGTACGGGTCGGCCAGCTCTTCTGGTGTGTCCCAGCTTTTCGGTGTGCCCCATCGGATCAGCGACTCGGTCGCGCTGAGGGGTTCCCACGCCCACTGGCTGACGGGCACATCGCCGTTCCACGCCTGCCCGGCAGAACGGTGGAACATCAGCGAGTACTGATCGTAGGTCTCCGGCTGCGCCCGCACCGGTGGCGCGATGAGTAGCAGCAGGAAGACAGCAGCGAGCAGGAGCCTTTTCACGGCATACCCCCAGGTTGGCTGTGGACGCGCTGCCCGACGAGAGTCAGCCAGCAGGGACGATCAGAGCCGCGATCGATCCGTTGTGGAATCGGACGGCCGCCGGGTTGCTCGTCTGGATCTGCGCCTGTACACGGATCTCGCCGTTCGGCGTGCCAATCCGAGAGTGCGTCGCGGCCGACATGCCCCAGGCGCTGTTAGGCACCGAGCACTGGTCGCGAGGCCCTTGGCCCGCTGTCCATGTCGCTCCGCCATCGAGTGAGATGCGAACCCGGACGGCCATGTACTGGTCGCCTGTGGGGCCAGCCGACTCGTTGAACCCGTTTCCGGAAGCCCACCCCAGGACGATCACGCTCATGTCCGGGTCGGGGAAGATGATGGCGCTGCCCCAGTTGCCCCAGGCTTCCCCGGCGGGAGCAGCGGCGTTGCCGGGTAGCGTCAGCTGGCTCACTTTCGGCGTGTCGAGGCTCCAGATCCGACCAGCGTCGTTGATCACGTGCGGCACGGCTGCCCCGGAGAGATCCCGCGTGAAGATGCGGGCGCGGTTCGCCTCCGGGACACCGGGGTTGCCGGCACCCATTTTGGTCTTGAAGGTCGCGGTGATGCCGACCCACTCGCGGAGCGCGCCGATGTCCCATGTCGTCGACCCGGCGACGAGCGCGGTCGCGTTCATCGCGGCGGCCTTGTTCATGACCACGGAAGGGCTACCCGTGGCCGAGCCCGTCGCCGAGCCGAGGTGGCTGAGACTGCCGCTGGGGTCCGAGAACGCGACGGGCTCGCCGCCGTAGCCGCCGACGGCGAAGACGAGCTCGTCGGCCTGGGTGGTCGTGGCGGTGGTGCCCGAGCTGATGGTCGTCGACGAGCCGTGCGCCGTGGCGAACTGATCCAGGGCGACCGCTGCCATCCCGGTGTACTCGAACAGCGCGCCGCACTGGTAGGCAGAGATGTCGAAATCGAATTCCTCGGTGCCCGAACGCGACGCGGCGTCCTGGATGCAGAACAGCGACAGCCGCTGTTGCCCCCTGGTCACCGTCGCGACCTGCGCCCAGCCCGCCGGTGCCGCAACGGTGGGCGGGGTCGTGCCGAATTCGGCCGACACGTGGATGTAGGCCAAGAGCAGGCTTCCCTTGACGGTCGTCGACGGCCACGCGATGCCGAGCAGGCCATCCAGCGTCCCGCCCCTGCTCTCGAACCGGCTCTGGCGCAAGCCAGGGGTCAGAAACCCCGCGGGCTGCTCGTGCAGCTCGAGGTAGTCGGAATCGACACTCGACCCGGCGCCGAAGTCAACGCGGCCGGAGACATAGACACTGGCCTTGTCAGTTACCGGGTCGTGGCTGAGCGAGAACCCTTCGTTGATGTCGCGGCGCCAGACGATCGGCTTGTTCGGGTCACCGATCTCCAGATGCCACTGCGTGGGGTCGTCGGTCGGCGCAAAGATCCGGGCGGCGCTGAGCACCATCAGGCCGATGTAGCGACCGTCGATCTCGGGACCGAACCCGACGACGTCGCGCACCACCCACTCGAAGCCGGTGTTCTCCACACGCACGGCCTCGCCTGCACCGGGATCGCGGATGCCCTCGAGGAGCATTGCCCGGATGGGCTGCGACACCCGGGCGGTGATGGGCTCCTCGTCGGAGGCCGCGTCATCGAGCCGGACGTGCGCGTACAGGTCATCGGAAAGCGGGTAGACGCGCAGCGCGTCGCCGACGGCGAAGCTCTCGCCGCTCGGCAGCGGAGCGGCCAAGGTCACGGTCTCCGCGTTCGGGTCGGCCGCCGTGTAGTCGTAGAGGCTGCCCGTCTGCACGTGCTGCAGCTGGCCACCGAGCTCGTCGAAGTCGCCTGTGAAGGCCACGCTGATCACCTGCGTGCCGCTCGGCGCGTCCGCGGCGACAGTGGATCCGTGGCGCTCGAACCACACCGTCTCGATCCGGCCGGTCCTCACCGCGTCCACCGGTAGATCGGTGCCTGGCCGCGGCGACGCCAGCTCACGCGCCGGTTGAGGCCGATGGACATAGGCTCACCAGCCACCAGGGGGATCGTGAACCGCAGCAGCGAGAACTCGATGTGCTGCCCCTCCAGCACCCGCTGCGGGCCCGACGCGTAGGTCTCCCCGACCATCACGGCCACCCTGTCGCCCTCCTCCAGGTGCGGGATCACCAGAGAGTCGAACTCGACCTGGACGGTCGCGGTGATCATCTCGCCGAGGAGCCGGTCGCCGAGCGCTTGTGCCTCAGCGCGGTTGTTGACCTGCGCGCCAGACTCGACGTGCACCATGTTTCGCCGGACCCCGTTGCGGCGCAGGGACCATGGAGACAGCGGATGATCAGCGGATGGCCGCGACTCAGTGCGGATCTGCTGCGTCGTCCCGGAGGGCGGTGAGCCAGTCACCTCGACCACGTTGCGCGTGGCGCCGATGTTGTAGGAGATCTTCGGCTTGGAGACGAGCGTGCCTTCGTCCCCGCTCTTGAACAGCCAGATCCGGTTCTGCGGGTACGGACGGATCCGGGCCCGGCCGCGCCCGTCGTAGAAGAGCTGCCAGTTGCCCCACCGCGCGATCGAGGACGCCATCACCCACGCCTCGGCGTGTCGGTCCAGACTCCAGGTGTTGAGCATCTTCGAGCTGTGGTGTGGAAAGTCGAACCGCCGCTCGCCCATGGCTTCGAGGACCCGCCGGATTGCCGTGGTGCGCAGGGTGCCCTTCTTGACGGTGAGCGGCGACCACAGCAGTACTGGATCGAGCGCCAGGACTTCCTTGCCGGAGCCGCGGATCGTCACCTGCGCGCCATCCTGCTGCAGGCCAGTGAGCGGGCCCCAGAAAATCGGGACGTCGACCCAACCCGGGCCTGCGGAGAGTCCTTCGACGAACACCCCATACTCGACACTCACGAAGTTGTCCGCGAACGCGGCCTCGGTTGAGGGCACGTCGGGTAGCCACGCCTGGTCCTTGCGCGGCAGCAGGATCGTCATGTCGAGCGTGCGGACGGGCCCGCCGCTGCTGTTGCCGTTGGCGAATCCGAGGTTCGACGTCGTCTGTGACATGTCAACCTGGACGCCACCGGACAGGATCGAGCCCTGGAACGTGTGGATCACCCGTTCGTCGCGGTCGTGGATTCGCGCAGTGGTGCGGATGCGGTGCGAGCTCCGCAGCGTCGCCTCGAAGGCCGTCTGGTCGGCCGCCGAGAGCCCGAGGTTGATCACTGTTCGAACTCGCCGACTTGCGACACCTCGACCGACACTTGGCGCCGGCGCATGTGCGAGTCGAGGTGCGTGTTGGTGGCCTTGCCCAGCTGCACCGGAACGTTGATGTCACCGAAGATCAGCCGGAAGATGCGCCCGACGTTCTGCTCCAGTTTCATCCACGCGAAGTTCTCGATGAAGCCAGCGCCAGCGGGGTCCTCGGCCTCGACGACACCCGAGATAGAGCCTTCCAGGCCACGAATCGCGTCCACGATGTACACCGGGTCCCGCCGGCCGATCGGGTAGAAGATCGCGGAAGACTCGCCGAGCTTCAGGTCCGGCACCTCGGCGCCGCGGATCCGGACGCGCCGCGGCAGGTCGTCCGGCGCGTAGGGTGCAGCGAAGTTGTCGACAATCCAGACGCCGCCGACCTTGGTGAGGTCGAGGGTGTGCGTCTGGGTCGCGTTGGCCTGGGAATGCTTCAGCAGGCCCGCGTCGTCGACGACAGCTTCAACCTCAAAGGTGTGCTGCACGTTTGGCGTCGCGCCGTACCAGACGAACGAGTAGGCGATCGGGTCACCGCCCTCGCTGTACTCCAAGGGGTCGATGCGGTCGTACACGCGCACGCCATCGACGACGAGGCAGAAGAAGTCCGGCTGAGCCACCCCCGCCGCGCGGTTGAACGTCAACCGCACCCCAGGCGCCTCGTCAGTCACGGTGAGGCTGGTGACGGGCGAGGGGGTAGCGGAACGGACGAACTCGAAGGTGGACTGTGCGGCGATGTAGGCCGGATCTCCTGGTGTGGCCTCACGGTCGACCGTGTCGTACGAGAAGACCACCAACCGGTATTCACGGCCGGTGCGCTTGATCACCCCGGCCGGGACGGAGAACTCGAACGGCACCCCGGCCGCGGCGTCCGCCGCAAAGCGGCCGCTCGACCACACCGTGACGAACCTGCCCGTGCCGTCGCCCTCAGCGAGGTTGTACGAGATCGCCTCCTGGTCTCGCCCGGACAGCGTCGACACGATCGTCGGTGTCGTCTCATCGACAGTGCCGCCGTCGAGCGGCGAGCCGATCGCCAGCGTGCCCTTCGTGTCCCGGCGGAAGCTCGCCACGGCCGACCACGGAGAGACGTGGCCGGGCACATCACGCGTGCGGACGATCCAATACCGGGTGGCGCCGTCCGCGAGGCCGGCGTATGCCGTCTGTGCCAGGTCCAGTTGGGTGTTGCCGCTCGCGATCCAGCCCGAGTCGAACTCCGGCGTGGTGAACGCGCCGGCACTGTCGACGGTCGAGCTGGTCGACAGCTGAACCTGGAACTCGGCCTGCTCGTCGCCTTCGCGGTCCTTGAACACCCAGGTGAGCACCGGCTGGTCCACCGACACCGCACGGCTGCCGGACGGCGCCATGTCGACCGGTGCCAGCGGGGCGCGGTTCCACTCGACCACCAGCTGAGGGCGGCGCGCTGGGTCGGCCGCCTCCGACGAGTAGATGCGTCGCGCCACACCGTCGGCGGTGTCGACCTCGAGGCGGATTCCGTACCACCGCTCACCCGCTGCGATGTCGGCGAGCATCAGGGACACGTCGATCTCGACGAGCTGACCGTCTGCGCCGCCAGTGACCGGCTCGCTGCCAGGGTTCACGGGCGAGCCCATGAGCGGGACAGCCGAGCCGGCGGCGCGGTTCCAGGTCAGCAGTGATTCCTTCCACGTGTCCGTGACGCGCCGCGCCGTGATGGTGTGCGGCCCGCCGGTCCAGTTCGAGCCCTGCAGCCAGAGCCGCAGCGTCGCCGACGTGATCGTCGACCCCGCCGGGGGGACGCCGGGGAAGTACAGGAAGGCGTAGCGCCGATCGCCCACTCCCCCGGCGACGGTGACAAGGTTCCAGTCGCCGTAGTTGATGTTCGGGGACTGCTCGTTGATCAGCGTGTCGTACGAGGACCGCGAGCTGTTAGTAGGCACCGCTCATCGCCCCCCGGAACGCGAACTCGTCGCCCATCTCCTGCACAGCCACGTCACGCATCCGCCCGATCAGCACGCCGTTCCGGTCGACGAGCTCCAGCTGGCCGGAGATGCGCATCGGCCCGCCTGCGCTGCCGTGCGCGAGCCCAGGACCCGCCGCGGAATCCGGCACGGCACGGGCGGGCATCGACGGCACACCTCGGCGGGTGTCGAGGATCCGCACCAGCTGCTCGAACGACTCCGTCTGCTGCGGGGACAGGATCCGCTCCTTCCGGCCGGACAAGTTCACGGCGACCTGCTTGTCGCCTAGCAGACCGCCGGTGTCATACCCAGTGCCGCGCCATGCCGCCGCGAGCGAGCCGTACCGCGCTAGCGAGTACCGGATCGAGGCCAGGATGTTCGACAGCGGGTTCACGGAAGTGCCGTACATGTACGGGCCCATGTCGAACTGAGGGTGCTTGTACGCCTGGTAGGTCGGGCCGATGACCTGCATCAGGCCCGCCGACGGGTGACCGAGCTGCCAGTTGATGTCCCAGCGGTTGACCGCTCGAGGGTTGCCGCCCGACTCGGAGTCCATCTGCATCAGCAGGCGGCCGATCTCGGATGCCGGTTGGCCCGCTATGGCGAGCGCGCGCAGACCGACACCGCGCCACCGCTCGACGCCCGCGCCGGCACCCGCGGTGACCGCGGACATCTGCTGGTTGGCGTGCGCGATGGCGCCGTCGACGGCCTTCGAGGCCATCGTCTTAGCAGCCAGCGCGATGCGGTTGCGGTCGTCCATGGAACGGACTTGGTTTCGGGCACCTTTGAACTGCTCCTCCAGGTAACCCCGGAAGTCGAACGTGTCCACGGCGCCGAAGTACCCGCCTCTGTCGCCGCCGAGGAGGCCGGCGTTCTGCATCGCCCAGTGCACGTGGTCGTAGTGGTCGGCGCGTACACCTGCGGAGTAGGTGTGGGACCGACCGTGCCACAGGTTGATACCTGGCGTGTAGATCAGCTCCGTGGACTGCGGGAACCGTGCCGCGAGCCACCGGTTGACCGCACCCATCGGGCCGCCAACGTCGACGGCCTTGCCGGCGCCGTGGTACCCGGGATCGCCCGGGCGGTAGGCCGAGTTCAGGCTCGCGCCGGGGAACTGGCGGCGCACGATGCCCCACATCGACCGCCACAGTCCGCCGTCGGCAAACATCGCGATGTCCTTCGGCGTGAGCTCGTAGCCGAATCGGTCGGCCACCTCGCCGAGGATGCCTGTGGAGCGGCGGCGCTTGGCCCGGCTGAGCGGAATGTATGCCTCGCCGCCGGTTTCGGGCTCCGCCCACAGCCGCATGGCGCCGGCGCGGGCGATCTGTGCCGTGTGGTCCTCACGGATACCACCGTCGGCGAAGTTGATCGGCACGTCCCGCATCGGCTTGTTCATCGCGAAGAACCTGTTGAGCGAGTTCCATGCGTCGACGATGCCGTTGTTGATCGGTCCGCTTAGGGCGAACCGCACCGGCTCGGCGGTGTGGCCGCGGATCCTGGACCAGCTGTCGCGGATGCTGTTCGCGGTGTTTGCGAAGCCCTGCCTTACAGCACCAAGGCCGCCTTGTAACGCGCCGAACTGCGGACCGGTGATCTGTCGGATGGCGAGGTCGCTGGCGATGGCGTTCGCCTGCCAGGTGCTCTGCATCGATTTGCCGGAGAGCATGGTGGCCTGCGCCACCACGGGGAGCGTCTTATTCAGTGCCTGGATGGCAGTCACGGTGTCCGTGCCAGCTGCGACGCCGACCTCCTGTAGGGACGGCACGAGCGGCTGCAGGCCGTCCTCGTTGAGCCGCAGGAGCTCCTCCAGCGCCTTCGCCGCGGCCTCCTGCAGCCGCTCGAGGTCCTTGTCCTGCTGCCAGCCTCCGCCACCCGATGCCACACTGTCGCGACCTGGAGCTCGACGGCCTCCACCGCCGCGGAGGTGCCCGGGCATGCTGTCGTAGAAGGACTCCGGCACCCACGAGCCGTCTTCAGCCTGGACCATGCCGCCGTTGGCCATCTTGATGAGGTCGTAGCCGAACCGTGCGGCCACTTCCTCCAGAATGCTCATCGAACGGCGCCGCTTGCTGCGGGCGAGCGGAATGTAGGCCTCGCCCTGCGTCTCCGGCTCCGCCCACACACGCCACTCGCCCGGCTTGGCGATCTGCGCGATGTGGTTCTCGCGGCCGTTGGCGAAGAACTTGAGTCCGCCGTCCGCGTTCCCCGTGGTGGGGATCGGCAAGCGCGGGGCGTTCTTCTTCTGGTTTCCGCCAGGGCTCGGGAGCGTCAGGAGCGAATCGTAGAGGTCCCGCAGCTTCTGTCCCGCGTCGCGCGTATCGAACTGGGCGGTCGTCTTCACGTACGGCGGGATCGAACCGATGTGGTTCTTGTAATCGGTGACCTTCTTGTCGGCTTCCTTCTTGTTGAAGTTCGGCTTGGTGTCCCGTTTCGGCGGGATCTGAAACAAGCGGTCGATGTACTTCCGCGCCTCTTCGCGGTTCATGCCGAACTGGATCGCGGTCTCGATGAGCTTCTGGCGGTATTCCTCGCCCTTGGCGCGGACCTCTCCGTAGTTGCGCCCCTCATCAAGCATCGTGCCGATGTGGGTCTGCGCGGCCTGAATCATGTCGAGCAGGGCCTGGCGATTCAGCCGCCCCTTCTCCGTGTTGATGTCGAGGTTCCGGCCGTTCTCCGCGAGCGCTTCCGCCGTCGCTGCGATGGCGTCCTTCCAACGAATGGCGGCCTCTTCGGTCGCCATCGCGGGTCCGACCAGTTGCTCGAGTTGCTCACGGAGGTCTTCCGTTTCCGTGGCGGCGCTGTCGGCCGCTCCGGCGATACCCTCCATTCCCGCCGCTGCGGCGTCCGACGCAGGCTTGCTGTCGTGCGCAGACTTCGAAGTCACTTCGAGAGCCGCGCCGTACTCCGGCAGCACGGCTTTCAGGTCCTTGACCGACATCCCGGCGAGCCGCGCGGCCTCCCCCAGGATCAACATGGCCTCGGGGCCCTGTCCGTTCCGTGCAAGATCGGCGAGGGCGCGGTCGAACGTCTGCACTGTCTCCCGGGCTTCGCCGAGCTCGCCCTGGAACGGTGTGAGAGTACTCAGCACATTCTCGCTGAAACTGCGCGACCAGCCCCCGAACCCACCCTCCGTCACGAGCCGCAGAGCGTCGTTCAGCCCGTTCAGATCGTCGCCGAACACGCGCAGCGCTTCGCCGCCGAGCTTCCCGGATGTCGACCACTTGGTCAGTCCGACTCCGAGTGCGTCTATCTGGGGGTTGAGCTCCCCCGCGCGGCTGAACACCGCGTCGAGAGCGAAGGTGAGCCCGGTCAGGCCCACGCCGGCGATGCCGGCCGCTCTGCCGATCGCGCCAAGCTTGCCCTTGGTCTTGTCGCCCGTGATGCCGAGGTCCCGAAGAGCATCACGGGTATCGCGAATGCGTGGCAGCGCCAACAGCATGGCACCCGAGGCAACGGCGATTGTGCCGCCGATTCCCGCGAGCCAACCCAGTGCTTCCTGCACCGGCTTTGGTAGTTGCTGGAACCAGCCCACGAGATCGCCAACCACGTCGGCAATTCCGCCGATGGCCGGAGCGACCGCGCCGCCCACAGTGATCGCCGCGTCCTTGATCTTGTTCCAGGCGATCTCGATCTGGGACGCGGCTGTGGCGTACCGCTTGTTCGCTTCGTCCGTGAGTGCCGAGTTGTTCTTCCACGCCTGCTCACCCGTTCGCAGCGATTCGCTCAGCAGGTCAGTGGCGCCCTTGAGCCCCAGGACCGTGCGCAGGTCCTCGCTCGACCGGATGCCGAGATCCTTGAGGACGCCAACGACGTTCCCTCCCGATGCCTCGACACCGTTGAGTCCCCGGATGAACGAGTTGATCGCCCCGACCGGATCCTTGCGGAACGCCTCGGAGAACTCCTTGGCGGACATGCCTGCGACCCGGGCGAAGCCCTCGACCGCGTCTCCGCCTTCCACGACGGACTCGTAGATCTTCTGCATGACGCGCGACATCGAGCCGCCGCCGGCCTCGGCGGAGATGCCGATGGAAGCCATGGCGTTCGCGAGCGCCAGGACGTCCGTCTCGCTGGCACCGATGAGCTGGCCGGCGCCCGCGAGGCGCTTCGTCATCTCGAGGATCTCGGCCTCGGTGGATGCGCCGTCGTTGCCGAGCGCGACCAGCGCGGCGCCGAAGCGGTCGACGTTCGACTGGCTCGTGCCCATGATGTTGGCGATCTGGGCGATCGACGTGGCCGCTTCATCGGCGGTCAAGTTGGTCGTGTTCCCCAGGTCGATCATGGTCTTGGTGAACGTGGCGATGGAGCCCCGCTGGATGCCAAGCTGACCGGCTGCCTCTGCGACCGCAGCGATCTCCTGATGCGACGCCGGGAGTGTCTTGGCCAGCTGGCGCAACTGCCCTTCCAGCGCAGCCATCTGCTGAGGCGTGCCGTCGACGGTCTTGGTGACGCCAGTCCAGGCCGTCTCCCAGTCGATGGCCGCCTTCACCGCGGCACTCGTCGCGGCGAGTACACCCGCACCAACGCCTACGAGAACTTGGCCTGTGTGCTCGGCGGCGGCACGCACCCTCTCCTGCTGCTGGATACGCTGCTGCTGTAGCTTCTCCTCTTCCCTGATGATCTGTCGGTTGATCCGGTCGATCTCACGCTGGGAACGCTCGATCTCACGACCGAGCTGCCGCATCGACGCGGCCGATCGCTTCGTGCCGCGATCGAGCTTGTCGTCCTTCCACCCGACGTCGATGGTGAGGTCACGCGACAGATTCGCCATCACGACCTCCTCCGCACCAACGCCACGTGGACACCTCGGCCGAGCTCGTTCTCCGGCATACCGGCCAACGCGGCCTCAGTACGCTGCTTGACCTCGCAGCCTCTACAGCGGACGATCTCGCCCACGTAGGCGTTGTGGTCGTTCTCCCACTCCTGGTGCCTGGTCCCGCAACTCGGGCAGGTGTCGGCCTGCCGCAACTGCCATTCGATGGCCTTGTCGCGGTCGGCTTTGCTCCACTTCAGGAACTGCGAATGTGGAATGCCGCGCGGAGCGCAGTAAGCGACCTCTATAGCCAGCTGCGGGTCGGCGTCTAGCCTTTTCCCACGAACGGCTCTGCGGACCGGTCGTTCACGTCCAGGCAACTCTGGAATAGCCGCCGGAACTCGCCGAGGTTCACCTGCCCCTCCGCGTACAGCTCGTCCCAGTCTTCTGCTGTGAGATCACCGTCTACTGTGGCCGCGAGCAGGGCAGGACGGAACGTGTCGATGTTCCACGGCACGTCCTTGTCTTCCTTCTCCTGCTCCTTCGTTGGCGGGTGGGCATCGACGAGCGCCTCGAACGCAGCCGGAGGAAGCGCAGTCAGGGTGAGTTTCTCGTAGTGAGAATCCACCCTGGCCTGCGCCTCGTCGAGCTGCTTCTCGGCCTCCGCGACCTCGTCCGCCGCGTCCTCCTTGAAGTTGGCGACGAACAACGCCTTCTTCGCCGCAACCAGGGCACGCTGGTCTTCGGTGTCGTCCGACATGCGGAGCGGGAAGACCGCAGTCGGCCGCGGTCGCGCCTTCAGGCGCTTCTTCAGGCTCGTCACGTCGTCGCCGGGACCGTGACGTTCTCGGCCGGCTCGGCCGTGATGGCGAATTGGACCTGAATGCGAGCGGCCTCTTCCCCGATGCTGCGCATCTTGCCGTTGGACAGGACGCGGACGGGGAAGACGTCCATCTTGTTGCCTGTCACGTCGCCGCCGTCGAGCCAGAGGATGAACCCGTTCGTGTCGCGGGGAAGGACCGCGCGCACGTCGACGCCCTCCTGGTCGGAGTAGAACGTGATCGAGCTGTCCTCGGCGTTGGTGCGTCCGGGGATGCCGCCGGTGAACCTCGTCCCGAGATCGGGGGTGTTGATCTGGGCTCCGGCGACGACCCAACCGGAGAGGTCCGCGATCTCCTTGGTGAGGTCGGTACCCGCGTCCAGCTCGATCCGCGTGGGGGCATCTTGGTCCACGATGGTCGGCACGAAGTAGCACTTCGTGACACCGGGGTCGAAGTACCGGGTGGAGGTGCTCAGGGCAGGCGTCGGCATCAGGACTCCTCGTGATTGCGCCGCCTACGCGGCTGGGTTGCTGCTTCCTCACCGCCGGTCGCGGCGGGGGTCTGATCGGACACCGCAGGCTGGCGCCGTGCCGGCTTGTCGTGCCGCCAGCCGGCCTTCTCCATCTGCGACACCGCGCTCTCGGCGAACTCGTGCCAGCGGTCGAGCTTCGGGTGGTAGAGCTTCACGGTCCCCATCGGGTCATCTCCAGCCGTGTTTGCGGGCAGCTTTGTCGAGGGCGTCGGCAACGGCCTCGACAACGTCCTCGCGGTGCTTCGAGGCCGCGGGGAAGAGGTAGGGCCGCTTCCTTTGCGAGACCCAGGTGTCCTGGGAATGCGCACCTCGGCGGTCGCCCGTACCGAACACCGGGTGACGGAAGGTGTCACCGCGTGTCCCGACGCCCTCGTGCGCACGTCCATGAGGCGCCCTCGACCGGCGGACAGCGATGGAGACGCCCTGCCGGTTCCTCGCCAGCCGCGCGCGCGCCGTGATGGCGTCGGGGATCCGCGTCGACCACGCGGCGTTGACCTTGGCTGCGGTCACGATCAGGTTGGCGGCGCTCTTGACTCCCGGACGAGCTTGCTGACGGAACTCCAGGGGGATCTTGCCGAAGTCGCGGATGATCTCCGCGATCGTCTCTGCGGCGGGTCGGGCCATCAGATCGCCGCGCAGTGCACAGCAAAGATGACGACCGCCCAGGCGCCTTCGGAGGTCTGACCTTGGTCGAAGTCTGTGAAGCGCACCTGGGCCCGCGTCACCGCGCCGCCGAGCGTGGGGTCGGTCTTGATCGTCGCCTTGATGGTGTCGAGGTAACCGAAGATGCGATCCCGCACGAGCTTGACTTCCTCGTCTCCGGTGCGGGCCCACATGAAGCAGTGCACATCGAAGATCTCGCCGCGTGTGTTCAACGAGGTGTCGGTCTCGCGGCTGGTGATGGCCAGCTCATCGTTGACGTAGCCGACAGACAGGCCATCCTGCTCGAAGTTGACGATCGGCGGCCCGTCGTAGACGTCGATCTCAAGCGCTCCGGGGAGGACCGCAACGAGGCGGTCTACGGCGTCCGGGATGGGGCTCACGCGACCACGACCGACGGCATGATCGGGTTGTCCGGCCGGAAATACTCCAGCGCCCGCCGAGGCACGCTGAAGGTGATCCCGATCGGGGAAGGGACGTTGTCGATGCCCCCTCCGACAGGCAGCTTGCTCATCTGCCCGCGTTGGGTTTCCCAGGTGTGCTTCAGGATTATCAGCGTGCCCGTCTTGATGCTGTCGGGGATCACCTCGCGGCCGGCCCTGTAGGTCACCTTGAACGGCCCGCCCGTGAAGGGCTCACCGTTGCGCAGCTCGAGCTTGCCGAGCTTCGGGTCGAGCTGGACGCCCTCGACCGCGTGCGTGGTGCCCTTGTCCAGCCACGGCTCGATAGCCTCCACCGAGATGACCGGCTGCTCGAGCAACCTGATCTTCTGCCCGTCGGGATGCCGCTCGATGAAGGTCTTCGGGACCACCTGGCCGACATACTCCTCCACGACGGGTGTAACGCCCTCGATGAATCGCTCGAGCTCGGGGTCGTCCTTGGTCGTCGTCTTGTTCAGGTAGGCCTTGAGCTCATCGAGCGACACGATGCCCATCGATCAGCTCTCCGGGTGCGCGGCCTTGTACTGCTCGATCACGGCGTCGGGGATGCGGCCGCGCGCCGGCACGTCGATGTCGTTGGCCTTGGCCCAAGCCCGCACGGCACCCTGATCGGTGGGCGCCTCTCGCTTCTGCGCAGGGTGCTCCCGCGCGTCTTCGACCCCGAACCGGAGACCGGCGTCGGCGGGCTTGAACAGCTCCGGGTGGGCGGCGAGGAGGCGGTGGCCTTCCGCGATCCGTTCTCCCTTGCGGATCAGGACCCGCGAGCCGCCGTCATCGACGTGCGCGGACCTGACGGCAACGTAGACGTTGCTCATGGGTGTGAGTCCCTTCGAGACGTTTCCGGGCAGGACAGAAGTCCGCGCGCTGCTGGTACGCGCGGACCTCGGCCGGGGGGAAGGATCAGACGCCGTCGTTGATGACCAGCAGGCGGAAGGCGTTGTCCACCAGGACCTTCGAGCCGTTGCGCCAGAACGCCCAGAGGCCGCGCTGGCCGGTGGGGCGCTGGTTGGCACCGAAGATGTGCGGAACGAGCTCGACGCTCATGCCGACGCGGTCGACGATCAGGAACTGTGCGAAGTCGCCCAGCAGCGCCAGCTTCGACCCGTTGGTGAGGGCGAACGACGGCATCTCCGAGCCCTCGGCGATCGCGTAACCGATCAGCTCGGGCGGGAGTCCATCACGCAGCCGCACCCACAGGTCACCGCCGTCGGAGTCGGCGCCGAGCTGCCGGGCGGCGTTGTAGAACGACTTCTGCGCGAGCCAGCGAGCACGCTTGCGGAAGCGCGGGGGCACGGCCTCCTCGAGCGTGAACAGGTCGTCGGACACGAAGGCGCCAGCCGTGGCCGTCTCGACGTTGCTGGTCGCCGCGAGCGTCGCCAGCACGCCGCCCGGCTCGGTGCCGGTGCCCGCGTTGGCAGTGCCATCGCCGTTGACGAACGAGTCGGCCTCCTCCGTGGCCTTGGCGTCGGCCAGCAGCGTGGTCATCTCCGACCGCATGCGGGTCCAGTCGGCGTCGATCTCGACCGAGAACTGGATGAACCCGTCGACCCGGCTGGTGCGGCATGCCGGCTGGTCGACCGAGGGCGAGTCGTCGGTGGCCTGTGCCTTCTCCGCCTTGCGCGTCACGGTGACGCCGGCGGAGGTGATGCCCTGCCACTCCTTGCCCATGATCTGCTCGACGCGCGCCATCTGGCGAAGCGGGTCGATCACCCCGTCGGAGGTGAGGATCACGGTCGGGTCGAGGTCGAACGGCACGGCGTAACCGCCCTCGGTATCGACACCGAGGGACAGCGCGCGCTGCTCCTCGGCAGTCAGGCCGTTCGTGGACAGGGCCTTGGCGGCCTTGCCGAAAGCCCGGTCATAGGTGGGCGAACCCGTGACGAGAATCCGCCGCGCGAGCGTGCCGTGCTCGTCGTCGACGGTGTTGAGCAGCCGCTCAACCTGCGCCTGCGCGCGAGCGCGGTCGTCGACGCCGGGGAACCGCGCCTGCTCGACAGCACGCATCGCGTTGTCCCGGTAGAGCTGCGGCAGCTCGTCGATGCTGCGGGCCTGGTTGCGCACCTCGGCGAGGTCGTAGATGTTCTCCGGCCGGCGCACGGCCGGGCGGTTGCTGACCCGCTCGGTCGCCCGCGGCTCGTCGGCGAGCTGGGCGAGACGGTTGCGGCGCTCGGTGGCGTCCGCGATGGCGCGATCGTGTTCCTCGTGCTCGGCGTTGAGCTGGTCCCACTCGGTGCGGACCTCGTCCGGCAGGGCGGCACCGTTGTACTCGGTGTCGATCTCCGTGAGACGGGCGCGGATCTCGCTCTGGCGGGCCGCGCGCTCCTCGACGGTCATGGGCGCATCCATGGTTACGCTCCTGTCTGCGTTGGATGGCTGGGCAGGGGGTGTCTCGGAGTGCCGGGTCGGCGGCGGGTCCTCGGAGTGCCGGGAGGGCGGGTCGTCGGAGTGCTGCGTCGGCGGCGGGTCCGCTGGGGCCGCATCAGGGATGCGGGCGCTTCTGGCGCTGCGTAGGGCGCTGTCGTACCGGTTGGGGTCGCGCGACCGCAGGCGCTCGTAAAACTGGTCCGTAGTGGACCGGAGTCCGGATCGCAGGTCGGCCGTGGCCGCGGGGTTCGCGGGGAACACGGTCGGGCCTTCCTCGATCAGCCGGACTTCCTTGATCGTGCGCTCCGGGATGCCCTTCGGGTTGTGCTCCGACGGCTCCGGCTCTTCGACCCATTCGTCGCGTAGAACCTGGAACCGAAAGGACTTCCCGTAAGCGCCGGCCGCGAGCGCCGGAGCAAGGTCGCGGTTGTAGGACGTGTCGAACAGCGGCACCTCGCTGTAACCGCCTCCGTCGCGCTCGTCGAGCACCGAGTGCACCCCGAGTGGCTTGTCGCCCACGGTGGGGTCGAAGCCGTGCTCGAGCAACACCCGAACCGGGGTCTCCCCGCTCCGGTTCTTGATGGTGCGCTTGAAGGCGCCCGGCGCGATGCGCTCGAGGAAGTGGCCCTCGAACCACGAGTTGATCTCGTACCAGTGGTCGAAGACAGAGAAGTGGCCGACCATCGTGCCCGGGCTGCCGTCGCCCTCGTCCGCGGCCCGGAACTCGGGCGCGACGTCAAGCGCGCGGCACACGTCCACGGCGTCCAGCCGCGCCGGCGGCGCGCTGCGCAGCAGATCGTCGTCGGTCATGGGGCCTCTCCGTTCGTCGGTGTGTTCCCGGGCGCTTTCCCGGTCACCTGCCCGGGCACCTGCATCTGCACGGAGACGAGTCCGGTGTGCTTCAGCAGGGACCAGTCGTGGTTGATCACCGCGGCCGTGGCGGATTCCGCGGTGAACCCGTCGCGCACGAGGGCGGTGATGGTCTCCGCCTCTTTCGCCTGGATCTCCGCGGTGTCCTTGGCGTCTTCAGCGAAGAACGGGATGCGGTCGGCGTACCAGAGGTGCGCGCCCGGCGGATCCGGTGGCCGAACGATCGGCTCCAGTGATGCGGCCGCGTTCGCCCAGAGGTGGCGCATCGTGCCGTCGCCGAACCGTCTCCTCGCGGCCGTGAAGTTGCCCGCGTTCAACGCAGACCCCTGCAGGCCCTCAGAGAACCCCACCCACGACGGCGGCACGCCCGCTGCCGCGGCCAGCCGCGACTCGCCCTTGCCCTGGGTGACGGCGAAGTCGATCTCCTTGAAGTCCTTGCCGATCACGAACGGGTCGGCACCTCCGCCGAGGTACAGGGTCTTGTAGGCGTTCCACACCCCGGTGTGGTCCTCCTCGATGATCTCCTTGAACTGGAGAACCTTCTCGCGCGTGACGGAGGGGTCGAACTTGATCGCCAGGTTCGGGGTGGCGGCGTTCTTGAGGAATGCGCGCTTGTGCTCCGTCTGCGCGGAGTCGCCCTGCACGTCTCGCAGCACTGGCGTGATCCACGACATGCCGAGGAAATTGTGGTCTGGATCCGGGATGGGCGCGTAATGCGAGACTTCCTCGGGAAGCAGAGCGACTGTCCGGCCGTTCGGCGGCTTGTACAGGTACCCCACGACTTCGACGTCAGCCGCCTCGCCGGGGTGCTCGGCGTCCTCGTCGGAGCCGAGAACAATGGTCACCCACTCCGGCCGGAGCCGGTTGAGCCGATTCCTACGCGTGCGCCGGATGTAGGAATTGCCCGCAGCGGACGCGTCGAACTCCATCCGCGCCGCCAGGTCGGCGGTGGTCCCGCCTGGCCATGGGCGCTCGAGCACGGCGAGGTCCGCGGAACCGAACAGATCACCCGGCACGCCGTTGCTGAACCGCGTCCACTGGAACCGCACCTGGCTGAAGACTTGCATGCGTGCCATCACGAGCGCGAAGGTCGGCCCGTTGGTCTTGCTGGCCGCGAACGTGGTGGCGGCCAGCTGCTCCTCGTCCAGGCCGCCCATCGTGGTCTGCAGGAACGGGTAGGTCGTCCCCCCGTACTGGAACAGGTTGACCCAGTCCTGGAAGCCGAAGTCCGCGGCCCGCTTCTCCTCGCGGCCGATCAGCCGCTCCCAGAGCTTCACCTGGATGCCTTCGCATCCAGCGAGAGGATCCCCAGCACGCCCAAAAGCACGCCCGCCGCGATGACGCCTGCCGGTGGGTAGATCCAGCCGATCCCAGCGGGGATGGCCAGCATCGCACCCGCGAGTAGCGACGCGGCGGTCTTGTTCATCCTCAGCTCCCCCACATCGCGAATGGCTCGGGTACTTCTTCCGGCACTTCGTGGATCACCCACACGCCCATGCACATGGCGACGGCCGCGTCGATGTGCCGCTTGGACTTGCCCTTGGCAAGCGTGAAGCCGCGCTCTCCCGGCCGCTTGACCGCCGCTTTGACGTGGTCTTCGAGGTCCGGGTCACCGTCGTGGACGATGGTCTGGGCGAGGATCAACTCGAAGGCCAGTCCGCAGGCCGGAGCCATACGCTCGGGCGACTGCGGAAACTCGACGGCGAGAATGCCCTCGTCCTCGAGCATGCGAGCGGGCAGCTCGAAGAACCGCGGGTCATACACCACCCCGCGGAATCCGGTTCCCTTGGCATGGGCCTTGATGTAGTCCCACACCTCAACGTGGTCGATGCGGCCGCCCTCGGCCCGCCAGATCTTCGTCGAGACCGCGATCCGGCCGTCCGGCAGCTTCTCGATCCTGTCGACGGCGACCGAGTCGTGCTTGAGCGCCATGTCCACCGCGATGCACCACGGATTAGCGTCCGAGGTCTCCCACTCGCCTTCGCAGCTGCCCCAGGCGCCCGGGTGGTCTTTCAGCCACGAGTGCTCGGCGACGTCGACCCAGCGATTGCCGTAGTAGCGAATCCACTCGTGGGGCGGCGTGTCCGGCTTGCCCCAGGCGTTCACCCTGTCCGCGACCGACCAGAGGACGTCCGCAGCGCCCGACGCGGCACGCACGGCGAGCTCGCGCGCCTTGGGGTCGTCGTAGTCGAGCTTCTCGGGCGATTCGCGCCAGTCGAACAGGAACCGGGGGGCGACCGTCGCGTCCCGGCGAACCTTCAGGCCGAGTTCGTACATGTCGCCGAGCAGGCTGTGATCCTTGTCGAACCCGGCCGTGGACAGCGAGATCTGTCGACCGCAACCGCGGGGCGTGCGCCGCTTTCGTGTCGACTTGCCGATGACCGTCTTCACGCGCGCCTTGCGCGAGCCCTGCTCGCCGTCTTGGGGCAGCTCGCCCCACTCGTGCAGCTCGTCGCACACGAACAGGCTCGGAAGGCCACCCTCGTTGGTGCCGGCCACCGCGGCGACTCGGAAGATCCGGCCAGGCCGTGCGTCGGCGAACTTGATCTCGGTGTCGTAGACCTCGAAGAACCCGCACAGCGGGGACTCCTTGACCTCCTGGTCGCGACCGCCGCACATGATGGCCACCGCGGAGAACAGCAGGTCCGCCTGCTCGAACGACGCCGCCGCGATCGGGATGTTCGGTGAGGGCACGGCGATCTGCGGTGGCCCGGCGAACTCGAGCACGACGATGCTGGCGATGAACTGGGTCTTGCCGTCGCCGGTCGCGGCGCCGCGCAGCGCCTCGTCGTAGTGCCACTGCTGGCACCGCGGGCAGTACTCGTACCAGCGGTAGAGGAACGCCTTCTGGTCGGGCCGGAGCTTGATCAGCTGGCCGTACCAGTCGCCCTCACCGCAGATGCAGTTGTCCTCGATCCAGCGGACGGCCAACGGCCCCTCGGTGGGCCACAGTTCGCCGGCTTCCGGCTTCCAGCCGCAGTTCTGACAGCCAGGGTCAGGCGGTTCCACCCTCGACGATGTGGAGGCGTGGGTCGGCTTCGTCCGTGGCTTCGTCGACGCCGGCATCCTCACCCCCGTACCTCGAGTTCATGTCCGCCAGTGAGCGGGCCTCCGTGATCACCGCGATTCCGAGGCCCGCGCGGTTGAGCGCGCCGATACCGAGCTGCTTCTCGCAACGCTCGATCGTGCCCAGCGCCTTCTCGGCGATCTTGTAGAGCGGGTTCTCGACCTCTTGGCCTTGCGAGCCGTACACCAGCGGGTTCTTGTCCGCCTCGCCGATAGTCCGCAGGTATCGGTCAACCGCGTCGATCCAGCGGATCACCACGCCGCGGTCAGCCGGCATCTGCACCGCGGCCGCGGTCGACTCCCAGTACCGCTCCCACTGCCGTACGGCCTCCGGGCAGAGCCGCGGCGGCCGGCGCGGCCGCGCGGGCTGCTTCCCTACACCGCCCGGCGACGGCAGGTCGGCACGACGCCCGTTCCGGCGATCGACGGCCTGTCCCGCGGGCTTCTTCTGTCGGGGCACGTGGGGCACCCCCTCGAGAAAAACGACCGTCCTTGGTACCACGAAAAAAGTTCAGGGGCGACGGGTCAGTCGAACCATGATCAACAGCCCGTCGGGCGGGTACCCCCCGGGTATCCCGCTACAACACCCCGGACGGTTACTCGATGGCCACTCTCCGCCCACGCGTCGCGCGGTTGCAGCGCGCGTGCTCGGGGCCGCGGTAGGCGCCGCGGTCGTGGTCGTCGTGGCCGAGGTCCCAGGGCTCATGCGGCTCGATGCTCTGTCCACAGCGCCAGCAGACCGCGAGGCCTGCCTCGACGTCGGGCGCGAGCCGCGCGCGTTCGGCTTGGTGTTCGCTGCCGTAGCCGCGCTGGGCGGTGGTGCCTCTGCTGCACGGTGGACCAGGGCAGCGGGATCCGTTGGTCAACCGGCCGCAGGCCAGGCACGGTCGCTTCGGCATCGTCTCGTCGGCGCGGTGGTCAGCAGCGAGTGACGCTGACCTGCCGCACACCGTCCTTGTCGCGGAGCCACACGTTGACGCTGCGGCCAGAGGCAGGGAACCGCGCCCAGACGACCCGTGTGCCGTCGACGGTGTCACGCAGCGCAGGTCGCCAAGACTGGTTGCTCGGCGGCTGCCTGGTCGTCGTCGCCGTGATTGCGAGATGGATGGGCGAGAGGTCGGCCGGCTGATGCTCGTACCGCACGCTGATCTTCACGTCCATTACAGCACGCTCACCGCTTGCGGCAGGATCCGCACCGGTTGCTCGATGGTGTCGGTCAGCCGAGCCCACGCCTGGTAGTCACCCGGATCCAGCACCAGCGTCCCGCCGTTGTGCGCTCCGATGAGGATGGCCACGAAGTAGGAGCCCGCAGCGCCAGAACCCACCGCATCAGACCACAGTTCGTGCTGGCTGTCCGGGACCACGATGGCGCTCTTCCAGTCGCTCGGGGTCGGCCGGACACCTGCGGCGAGGAACGCTACATCGGCGCCGACCGAGGGCACGTCACCCGTGACGCCGAAGAAGATGAACTCGGTGCTCTCCCGCTGCAGCTCGAGCGTCATGGTTCACACTCCTGGTCCGGTGAAGGTGCGGGACACCCGGGGGCCATCCACAGTGCGCGCCAGCGCGGGTCCGTCCGGTTCCGCGGCGGGTCTGGTCGCGGGGCCATCGAGCTCGATGACCCGCGCAGCGGGCCCCTCCACGAGACGCCTCACGAACGGGCCCGTCACGGTGCGCGCCAGTGCGGGCCCATCCGGTACGGCGGTGTCACGCTTGAACGGACCGTCGTCGATGTCGGCACGAATCGCCACCAGTGCTCCCCCAGGTGCGCTGGTCACGGCTCCGATGCCGAAGCTCAGCGGTATGCTCGCCGTCACCTCATGGACGGCCTCAGCGCTGGCAGCCAGTCCCAACGACAGCGGGATGACAGCGGTGGCGCGGTGTTCAGCGGCCGCGTCGGCACCGAGCAGCACGCCGAGCGGGATGATGGCGGTGGCCTCGTGGTCCGCGGCCGCCACGGCGCCAAGAGCGAACGCAAAAGGGATCGAGGTGGTCACCTCGGGCGGGCCAGACGTCACCGGTTCGTCGTCGGCAACGAACGAGTCGAAGTAGACGACATCGCCCGCCGCACCGGACCAGGTGATCTCTACGAACAACCGGACGGCGGTCGCAGGCACGGACACCACGGCCGAGTTCGTGATCCACGCCGAGCCGCCCATGTTAAGCATGAGCTCGTCGACCTGGACATCGGAACCGCCGCTGGTGCGCCAGCGAAAGGTCAGGGTGACGGCCCGGGCGGGGTCTGCCTTCCACGCGGCAGCAGAGATCTGGAAGTCCTGGCCGCCAACAATCGTCCACCCTGGCCAGTTGTTGAGCGTGACGCCGATGCTGCCGCCGGTCGCGGTCACCTCGAGGCTGCCGGTTCCAGCGTGGGCCTGGACTGTGGACTTGGCGAGCGTGCAGCCAAACCACGCGGCCCAGTTGCCGGTGCCGGCGCCCTCGAGTCCGGCGGACTGGGCAGGGATGACGTTGGCCATGGTTCACCCCGCCAGCATCGTCGGCGTGCCCCACCACGTGCGCTGGGCCGCCACGAACTTACTCAGTCGGGAGCTGAACAGCTCCTCACCGGCGTGTTCGAGTACGTGGTCCACGATCGCGTCCACGCGCTCGGTTGTGAGCGTGCCGGAGTACGCGGCGGCCATCTCGTCCCGGACCTGTGCTCGGTACTCCTCGCGCGGTGTGGGGCTAGTCATCAGGCCACAGTGACCGGAGCGGCTGCCAGGGTGAGCTCGCCGGCGGCGTTGAAGGCCAGGTCGCCAGAGAGCGGTCGGACAAACCGAAGGTTCCCGTTCGTCTGGGCGTCCCAGACGCCGAGGTGTGAGGCCGCCGCAGACGCCGGACCGGTAAATGGCAGTGGCGCCGTGAGCGCGGCCTCGCTGCCTACCGCCACGTCGTACGCGGGCTGCAGCCGCTCGCTGGACACCTGATCGAGCGCGGTCGCGCCATCGTGGATGGCGAACCAGGCGCCCTCCAGGTTGACCGCACCGGCGTCGGCGGCCGCGTTGCGCAGCGTCTCGTCGGACATGATTCACCACCTCCTGGTCAGAACCACGGCCCCAGGATGTGCACGCCCAGCACTGCCAGCCCGCCGCCGAACAGCGGACCGAGGATCCAACGCCGCCAGTGCCGAGGCTCGATGCCGATCCAGCGCTTGAGGTAGGCCGTCAGCGTGCCGCCCGGCTTGCCGCGAGCTCGCTCTCGCAACGCGAGGGTCTCGAAGACGGCGAAGCCGGCGAGGAAGCCGCCGAGCAGTCCTGTCCAGGTCCAGTCCCACCCGGTCATGGCACCCACCTCCGGGCATGAGAAACGCCCGGCCGAAGGACCGGGCGTTCGTAGGCCTGAACACACCTCTGCCACTGGCATTTGGGCGTCGTAAGATCAACTTACGCAGCTCGCGGGCGGTTCGCAACCTTGCGACCCCGGCGGCGTGTCGGGGCCTCCCGGGCGAGCTTGACCACGTCCCCGATCCGGTACCGGGGCAGCTTCCGCTCGTCCAGCGGGTGCGGCGGCTTCGGATCCAGCTTGCCCTCGCTGGCCCAGTTCCGGATCGTGCTCGAGGAGAGCTCACGGCCGATCAGGTTGGGCGCGATGCGGCTGCATTCGGCGGCCGTGGCGAGCTGGTCCTCGATGGCCTCGGAGAGTTTCTGTCGGCGGTAGGCCACGTCGTGCTGCGTGCCGCACTGGCGGCAGGTGACTTTCGCACGATCGGCGCGCGCGTACAGGTCCTCGTCGCACTCCCCGCCACCGTCCAGCGCAGCCGAGCAGACACCGACGTAGCGGAGGTCGTCACGGTTCACGGCGCGTTCCACGGTGGACACGATGCTTCGGATGTCGCGGTACATCTTGCCCGCATCCCAGAACGCCGCGAGCTCCGTCGGGTGCTCGGCGAGCCACGCGCACGCACCGGCCACCGAGCGGAAGCTCGGCTGCAGCCGCGGGTACGCCTGGGCGAACGCCGTCACCCAGAAATCGATCTGCCGCCCCACCCGGTCGGCCACAGCAGAAGCCTGCGAGTCGTAGGGCAGCCGCCACGTGTAGCCCCGTCCGCGGAAGCCGATCTGGCCGTCCCCGCGCTTGAGCCGCTTCGCGAGCGCATCGTCGAGCGTCTCGCACAGCCCGGGCCCGCGTCGTCCGTCCTTGTTGACGGTGTACGCCAGGCCGCGCAGCGCCACCACGAGCTCGTCGCGGCAAGGGCCGCAGAGCGTGGCCTGAGCGCGCCGGCCGCAGCGGGCCGCGCATTCGTTCTTCGCCATCAGGACCCCTTCCTCACGCCGCATCCGCCCAGGCGAACGCGGGCTCGCTGGCCTCGGCCTTGATCGCCACGCCGTACAGCTCGGTCTCCATGCAGCGCACGAGTGCGGCGGTCGCCTCCGTCGCCTCCGCCTCTGGCACGGCGGCGAGGATCTCGTCGTGCACCGGCAGCAGCACGCAGTCACCCCACCGGGTCGCGCGCCACTCGATGAGGGCGTCGACGAGCAGTTCGCGTGCGGTGCCCTGCACGGCGAAGTTGGGTGCCTTGTGCGGGAACTGACCCTGCAGGTGGATCACCCGGCCGCTGTAGGCCGGGAACTGCGTGCGGCCCTGCCGGACCAGGTGCTTGATCTGGGTGGCCCACTCCACGTAGCGCGGTGCGATGTGGGCGAGCGCGTCCACCACGGCGGCCATGGCCGACTCCGGCGCACCGACCTGGCGGGCGAGCGTCTCGATGCCGCCGCCGTAGGCCCAGCCGAAGACGCCGCGCTTCACCATGTACCGGTTCGACTTGGTCCACCCGGGGCCGAACACCATCTCGGCGATCAGGTCGTGCACATCGGTGCCGTCGGCGAGCATGCGCATGAGGTTCGGGTCCTGCGAGAGCGCGGCCATCACCCGGATCTCGACGCTGGAGAAGTCCGCCGAGATGAGCAGCTCGCCCGGGTCGGCGGTGATGCAGGCGCGGAACCCGCCCTCGCGCGGCACCTGCTGCAGGTTGGGCCGCACGCAGGACATGCGCCCGGTGTCGGCGCCGAGGGTGTAGACCGTTGGCCGCGCGCGGCCGTCGCCACGTTCCACGAGCTGCCGGTAGGGCTCGAGGAACGTGCCGAGGGCGGTGTCGTGCTCGCGGTAGTCGAGCACCGCGGTGGCGAGCTCCCCCACCTCCCCCGCGGCGGCCTTGAGCGGCGTGAGCACACCCTCGGCCACGGACGGCTTGCCGGACTTGCTCGAGCGCGGCAGCGGGGCGCCGAGCTCGATCAGTTTGGCCCCGACCTGGTCGTTGCTGCCGGGGTTGTCGATGCCGAAGGCGCGGACCCGCTCGGCGTGCCGCTCGCGCTCGGCGCGGTGCCGCGTGCGCAGCTGCGCGACATGCTCGCCGTCGAGCCGTAGTCCGCGGTACGCGACGCGGGCGGTCATCCGCTGGGCGATCCGCTCGCGCTCGGCGATCTCGGGCGCGGCCGCCGGGAGCCGGGCCGCGAGCGCGGCGGTGTCGAGCACGTCGGACGCGGCGTAGCGGACCATCGTCGCGCTCGCCGAGTCCACCTGGGCCCAGCCGGAGCGCTCGGGCGCGGTGTCCGGCTTGATCTGCTCGAGCCACTTCCCCGCCTTGAACAGCGCCTTGCGCGCCTCGTCGGCTGCCGGCGCGCTCGCCGCTTCTCGCAGCACGGCGCCGGCCAGCTGCTTCAGTCCGGGGTCCGAACCGGTCGAGGCCGGGTCGGCGAGCTTGGCCGGGATCACGGTGTCGTGCATCCGTTCCCACGCACCCTCGTGGTCGACGAGGCCGGCGTGCGCGAGCGGGACGAGGTCGGCGGTGGCCGAGTGCGCGTGCAGTACCGGCGCGGCGGCGAGCAGCTCGCGCACCGCGGCGCCGTGCTCGGTGTCGGCCGCGTCGAAGACCACGGCCAGCTCGTCGTCGCCGAGCTGGACGGTGCGCAGCGCGTAGTCCATATGCCCGACCGGATAGCCGGTGGTCTCCACGTCCACGGTCAGCTCCCCGCCCGTGCGGTTGACCGCGCGCAGCACGGCCTCGGCCGCCTCGCCGAGGCTGGCCGCGCGCACCGCGCCGGAGCGCTCCACGATCGCGGGCAGGCCGATCCGTTCGCCGGCGGCCGCGGCGATCGCCGCCGCGCGCCGCTCCGCCTTCGCCGACTCCCGGGCAGCGAGGATCTCGTCAGCCGTTCGCTTCGGCTTGCGCCTCGGTCGCCGCTCCGCCTCGGCGTGCGCGCGCTTCGCGGCGAGCAGCTCGGCCGTGATCCGGGCCGAAAACGCCTCGGTGACGGGTTCAGACGCCCGGTGACGGGTTGGATTAGGGTCGTTTCCGCTGCTCAGCGCAGATTTCTGGGGTTCCGGGTGACGGGTTTGGGGGTCTGCCCCCTTTGCACCCTCCTGCGCGTGTGCGTGCGCGTGTGTATGCGTGCGCGTATGTGCATTAGGGGGTAAACAACCCGTCAACCCGTCACCAGAGGGCGAAACAGGTGGATTGACCTGCGCGTTTGACGGGTGACGGGTTTCAGCTGAACCCGTCACCAACCCGTCACCAACGGGCGAACCCGTCACCGCGGGCGCGCTCGTCGCGCCGCCCGGCGTCGGCAGAAGTGGCGTCCAACCGCCGGGTGCGCGTAGCCGTAGCGGTCGGTACTTGCCGTCCTTGCGGTGCGCGGCACCGTAGCCGAGACGGGTCAGCCCGCGGCCCCACTTGGTCAGGCTGGGGATGCTGCCGGGGTGCGTGTTGGTCCGGCGGCACCACGCCACGAACGCCTCGTAGAGCGTGGCGGCTTTCATGCCCTCGCTGCTCGGCTCGGTCTCGTCCTCGACCCACGACCGGATCGGGTCCTGCTCGGTGGCGAGGCTCTCGGCGAGGTAGCGCATGCCCTCGGGTGCGGCGGAGGTGAGCCCGCTCGAGGGGTCCGCCAGCAGGGCCGCCGCCTCGCGCATCAGCGCGGCCAGCACCCCGGGTGCCTCGGTGCGCCAGGCCGTGCCGTGCACGTGGCCGATCGCGGCGCGCGCCGTGCGCACGGCCTCCGGGTCGCCCTCGCACGGGATCAGCCGCACGCGGGCCCGCACGGCCGGGTCGGTGAGCACGGGCTCGTCGTTGGCGGTGAGCACCAGCGTGTGCGTCGGCCGGAACGTGATCGGGTTCTTGTGCATCTCGTTCGCGGTGAGCTCGGCGCCGCCGGAGAGCTGCTTGAGCCGCTCCTGGGCCCACCGGCCCTCGCGCGGGCCCTCGTCGATGAACGAGAGCCGCCGGCCGCGCAACGCGTAGACGATGCTGGCGTGCGTCTTGTCGGCGTTGCCGAGCAGTCGCGGGTCGGCCGCGTGCGCGTAGCTGCCGAGCACGCTCATCAGCAGTGCGATCACCTGCGTCTTGCCGCGCCCGGTCTCGCCAAGCAGGATCGGCAGCGACCGTTCCGGGTAGCCGGTCACCGCGATCGAGAGCACGCGCAGGGCCCACGCCCGCAGCGCCGGATCCGGCCACACCGCGGCCGTGAACGCGTCCCACAGCGGTGTCGGCCGGTTCTCCGGTCCGATCGCCGCGGCGTGCAGGTGCGGTGTCGCGGGGTTGAGTTGAGCGGGCACCGGGCCGTTGCCGCTGGCTCGCAGGTCCCACGCCACGCCACCCGCCCACAGCACATCCGGTTCGGCGTCGAGCGCGGAGAGCCGCAGGCTGCACGGGTGCGTGCCGCCGGCGACCAACGCGCGCATCTTCTTGGCGATGCCGCTGGAGGGCCCCGCGCTCATGAACCGCTTCCGGCGCTCGGCTCGGTCCCGTTCGTCGCTGCCCTTCTCCGCCGCTGTGCTGCCGCGCGGCATCAGCTCGGCGACCACGGTCAGCGCCCACTCCGACAGGTCCGCGTAGTTCTCCCACTGCTCGGGCCCGCGACGAAGCCAGCTCTTGGCGTCGGCGGCGTAACGCAGCGCCGGGTACATCCGCTCGAGCACGCTCTGCGCGAGCGTCTGGTCGAGTCCGCCCTGGGGGTCGAAGGCGTGCGTGCCGATCGCCTCACGTACGTTCCACAGCCGCGCCGGCGCGATTGGCACCGGCTCGTCGGCGTCCGGCCGGTTGTCGACCGGTGCTGGCGCCGCGACCTCCATGCCGCCGGTGAACAGGCACGGGTCGTTGCCGACCTGGCGCCCGCCGACCACGGTGACCGCCTTGCGCGCCGAGGAGAGCAGCATCCGGTCCCACTCGGCTTCGCGGGCCTCCCCCGCGGTGAGCTCGACCCAGTGCTCGCGCAGATCCTCCAGCGCCGTGCCGACGCCCGGGTGCCCGGCGGCGCCGAGCTGCACGAGGTGGTGCACGCGCCCGGTCGCCGCGTCGTGCCGCCCGCCCGCTCCCGCGCGGGTGAGCTCGTCGACGGCGGTGAGCGCCGCGCTGGTCATCTCGGCGCATGCCGGCCGCGTGTCGGTGAGCAGCTGGTCGAGCAGCGCCTGCCCGCTGCCGATGTCGGCGGCCGCGGGCCCGGCCTCGGTGGCGCCCTCCCGCAGGCCCTCGATCCACGCCGCGGGTAGCTCGGGGAACTCCTCGGGCTTCGGCATGGCCTCGGCCGCCGCGCCGTCGGGCCCGTACCAGCGATACGTGCTGCCGCCGGCCTCCGGGTTCTGCGATGGCGCGACGACGAGGTAGCGGTGGTGCCGCTGGATGATCTCGATGGCGTCGCCGAGCTTCGTCCGGTAGCGCCCGGCGGGCACCCGGAACAAGGCGACGCGGGACGGCCCGGGGCTGTCAAGATCGCCCCGGGCCGTCGACGTCCACGTCGGTGGTAGTGGTCCCCACCGCGTTTCGTACTCGGCGAGGGTGTCCGCTCCGCGCTTGGCCACCACCTTCTCGACGGTCTCGCCGGTGGCCGGATCGACGACGCGCTTGACCTTGTCGTAGTGGTCGACGTCGATGCCGATCACCCCGTCCGGCATGCGCAGCGCGATCGAGTGCCCGGCGTGCGTGCCCGCCCAGCCCACGAGATCCAAGGGCGTGGTGTCCCGGCCTTCGGCGCCGGTGAAGCCGACCGGTGGTGGATGCTTCGACACCACGGGCACCGGCAAGATGCACGGCCAGCCTGCTTCGGCGTAGGCCAGGACGTTGTCTGCGAACACTCCGGGCACCAGGCGCCCCCTTCGTGCGTGGGTGTATCCGTCAGTGGTGGGCAATGCGGTCGGCGTACAGCCGCTGCATCCTGTGTCCTGGTGACGGTCCGTGAAGCGGGCAGTAGGCTCGACGACTGCGGCCCACCCAGAACGTCCAGCCGGCATCAAGTGCTTGTGCGCGGTACTTGTCGACGCCGTTGAAGTACGGCAGTTCTGGCCCTCTGATCTCCGCATCGCAACGAGGAGAGTCACACTGCACGCCGCTGCAGGAGCTCGTGATGATCTCAGCCATGCTGGGTTCCCACCTTCAGTTCGGGTTGATGAAGCGGATGGGCGTGTGGATCGCCCGGCACACGGCGCGGATCTCGGCGACCGTCCAGTCGCCCTTCGAGCAGATCCAGGCATGCGCGCGCCAGCGCTCGTCCGGTGTGGAGCTGTTCCAGCACGGATCGCACAGGGCGAACTGCGACCAGGTGACGCCGCGGTCCACGCGGTACGGCACCCGATGCGCTCCGTCTGCGCGGTCCCACGGCCGGCGGCAGCGGTAGCAACGGGTCTGCCCGCGTGAGGGCAGGAGCATCCGCCAGTTCCAGCGCGGCCGCTTCGCCGTGCGCACGGTGCTCGGCGCGGACGCGATGATCAGCTCGATTGCGGATACGCCGAACCAGCCCCGGTGAGCCACGCCTTGGGTGAAGGCCTCAGGCACGGTGGGCCTCCTCGTCGTCGATGGTGCGCACCGTCAGGCTCTTGGTGTCGACCACGGAGATCGGACCGCCGACGCCGACCGCCGTTGCGGACGAACGGCGCGCCGCCCGGATCACGTCCGCTTCCTTCCAGGGCCCGCTCTCACCGAGGGCACCGAGTGCCTGGGCGCAGCCGCTACCGACGGCATCGCGCCCGGTGACATCGGTGAGCACGCAGCCGTCTGTGTAGATCGCCGCGAGTCGATCACCCGTCGCGATCAACAGGTTCGCGTTGATGGTCTGGACGCCGTTGCTCTCGTACACCACGCCGCGGTTCTGCACTCCCTCGCGAATCGCCGGCACGACGGAGGTGACGAGGAACTTCTCCCAGTCGGGGTCCTCGTCCGGCCGGTACTTCGGCCAGGTCACGTGGTGCTTCAGCACCTGTGCCGTGCGCAGGTTGCCGCACGCGCCGAAGGCGTACTTGCCGGACACCCAGAGCTTGGGCTGCTCGTGGTGGGCCTTCTGCGAGCCGCATGTGACCTCGCGGTCTGCGGCCATGACGATGCCCTTGTCCTTGGTCAGGGCAGCGACGATCACTGTCATCAGCGGGTTGCCTTTCGGCTCAGGGGGTCGGGGACTCTGCCGTCGCGCACGGCGGCGAACAGGGCGTGGCGCGCGGCGTCGCGCGCGTGGCCCATGCCTTTCGTGGGGTCGAGCAGCCCGGCGGCGTCGAGCCGCTTGTCGGTGGCCCAGCGCTTCACCTCGACGGCGGGACGCTCGACCGGTGCGTACTCGCGATGGATCGCGGCGATCAGCTCGCGCGCCGTGCGGCCCGCTGCCGGCGTGCCCGAGCGGCTCGCACGCGGACCGACGACGAACTTCTCGACGGCGATGTGCACCGCTGCGGAACCGGCCAGGTGCACCAGGCGCCCGATCACGTCGAGCACGAGCCCGCTCGTGGTCTGCACGACGAAGGCGCCCTCGCCGACCGCTCGACCGTCGACGAACGGCACACCGACGACGCCCGTGGTTTGGCCGGGGTCGACTCCGATGACGAAAAGGTCGCTCATGCCGCGGCTCCGTTCGAGTCACGCCGCAACACCTGCTCGACGGTCGCCTTGCGCGCGCTCACTTTGCGTCCCCGAGCTCGCAGGGTGTGAACTCCGGGACCTGCCACAGTTCCCCGCGCGTGGCGACGACTTCCGACCACGTGAGGTCGGTGGGGTCCCACACGACACGGAACTCCTGGAAGTTCTTGTGGATACGACCGTCCATCTCGCACCACCAGACACCCTGTGCGTCCTCGTACACCGCGCCGGGTCGCGTGCCGGTCCCCTCTGTTCGTGGAGCGTCGGGGCTGCTGGTTTGGGCACCGAAGGCGCATGGTGCGACTCCGGTGTGGACAGTGGTCCCATCGTGGGGAAGGCTGCCACCACAGGGAGGAGGACAACGATCGTCGTTCACGTCAGGCCGCCTTCCGCGTCTTCTGGACGGATGCGCCGCCGAGGAGCTCGGTGACGATCCGGGGGTCTTGCACGAGGGCTGAGAGTTGACCCGCCTTCTCGCGGAGCACGGCGCGCACGCGGGTGTCGATGGTGTTCGCGGCGACGACGTCGATGACCTCGATCGAGTCGTGCTTCTCCGAACCAATGCGGTGGCAACGATCCTCAGCCTGCAGCGCCTCGACGAGCGACCACGGCCGCTGCAGGAACACCACGGTTCGCGCCGCGGTGAGCGTGATGCCGACACCACCGGCGCCGGTGGTCGCGCAGATGAGGTCGAGCTGGCCCGCCTGGAACGTCTCGATGGTCGCGCTGCGCGCGCTCGGCGACTGCCCACCGATGATGTAGCCGACCGTGTGGCCGGCCTTCGCCGCGGCCGCGCCCGCGAGCTCCATCAGCTGGCGGCTCGGCGCGAACGCGACCACCGGCGAGCCGGGCCGCTCGGTGAGCACCTCGAGCAGCGCGTCCACCTTCCAGCTCGGCGCCTTCAGCGTGACGTGAGTGTGCTCGCGCTCCTGGCCCTCGTCATCAACCTCGACGCGCACCTCGACGTCGGCAGCCGCGCTCGCCAGTTGCGAGAGGCGGGTCAGCTGCGCGAGCACGCTCATCGCTGAGAGCTCGTCGCCGTCGGGCAGCTCAGCGAGCATGTCGGCTTCCATCGCGGCGTAGGCCTTGCGCCACTTCGGCGGTAGCTCGACGGTGCGCACCGAGTACACCTTCGGCGGCAGCTGCGTGAGCACGTCGGCCTTCGCGACCCGGCGGTGCTGGCCGAGCAGGGTGGTGCGGAACTCCTCCTCGGTGGCGGGGTTGAGCCCGATCACCTCTTCGCCGTAGTCGCCCGGCACCGACAGGCAGTACCGACCAACCCACCGCTCACGCGACGGCCAGGCGCCGGGCGCGATGCAGGTGAGCGTCGGCCAGAGGTCGCCCGGGTGGTGGGTGATCGGCGTCCCCGACAGCGCGACGAACGCGCGTGTCTTCTTCGCCAGCCTCCGCACGGCCTGCGAGCGCTCGGTGTGCGGCGTCTTGATCAGGTGGCACTCGTCGGCGACCACGGCGCCCGGGCCGAGCGCGAGCAACGGTGCGTGCCGCACCTCCGACGTGCCGGCGTCGCGGCGCGCGGTGTCGTAGCTGACGACGTACACCTCGGCCGTGCCCGTGAGCTTCTTCCGCTTCGCCGGAGTGCCGCGCCAGGCGACGGTCTCGACGCTCGGCGCCCACGTCCGCCACGCCTCGACCCACGGGTCGACGACCGACGCCGGCGCGACGACGATCACCGGCCACACGTCGACATCGCGAGCGCCGAGCTCGAGCAGGCCGAGGATGGTGGTGATCGTCTTGCCGGTGCCCGGGTCGTCGGTGATCAGCGCGTGCGCGGTCGCGGCGAGCAGGAGCGCACCCTCGGCCTGGTACTGCCGTGGCGTCAGCCCGTCCGGCACGGGCACGCTGAGCGGCTCGTCGAGCACCGTCGTGCGCTGCTGCACCTGCTCGACGATCCACTCGGCCAACCGCGGGCCCGGTCGCCACTGAGGGCCGTACGTGCAGGCCAGCTGCACCACAGCGGGCCACGTCGCCGGCAACGTCACGGCCCCCGGCGGATCGCTCGCCTTGATCAGCGGCGTCAGAAGCTGCAGCTGCTTCGCCGCGTGCGCGATGTCCTCTTCGATCACGCCCGCGGCGATCAGCACGATCTCCGACTCGTCGGCGGTGAGCTCGCCGTGGATGGTCACCGTCATCGCTTCATCACCAGCCGCCAGGCCAACCGAAGACGCCGGCGCATGGGCCACAACGGCGACCAGATCCGGGCGACGCTCTCGGCGATGTCGCCGGCGTCTCGCCCCTGCTGTGCGAGCACCTGTACGACATCGAACGCTTCGCGGCCGCTCTTGGTCATCCCCTCGACGATCGCCGCGTGTTCGTCGAGCGCGCCCTGCCGCCAGAGGCGGTACTCGGGAGTGCCGTGCTTGGGCGGCTTCATCGGTACGTCTCTGCGAGGTACCCCACGAAGGCGTCGACGGTTTCGCGGTGCCCGCGATGGCAGCAGATGTGGGGGCCTGATTCGTGCTTGCGTGCTGCGGTGCTCAGAGGGGCCTGGGGCCTGAGCACGCAGCGGCAGAACTTGGGCGCGCGTCCGAGCCGTTCCGTGCAGCCGCAGCGCCGCACCTGCATGCGGTAGGTCTGCGGTTTGCCGCGCACGGTGGCCGTCTTATGCTCGGCGACCACCGTCCACCCCGCGATCGCTTCCTCGACGCGGATCAGGGCGCGCTTGGCTTCGACGACGCGGACATCGGTGGGTGCCCACAACTGCGCGGGCAGCATCGCGTCCGGTACCGGAATAGTGACCGAGTACTTGCTTTCGTCGATGCGCTCGACGAGCTGCTCCGCGGTGCGACGGCCGAGCGCCTGCAGCATGACGTCGGCTTCGCCGTGCTGCCAGCCAGTCAGGCCTGCATGCGCGAGCCGCTCGAGGATCTGCTCAGGCGACTTCCAGAAGTGGCCGCCCGGCGTTGGCGTGTCGACGAACGTCTCGATGCACGGCACCTCGTTGATCCGGAGCCAGGAGCTGTGGCAGCTCAGCAGGAATGGTCGAACCCCGAGGCCTTCCTCGCTCCGCTTGCCGATGTCGTAGCCAGCGTCCTTGAACGCCTTGCGAACGAGGTCGGTCTGTTCCCGAACAGGACTCGCCATGGTCTCCCCCAGTTACTTCGTGCCGGTGACCAGCGGAAGCGACGAGCCACCCATGCAGTTCCAGTTCGCGGGCAGCTGGCCGTTCTTCGCGCCGTTCCAGTTGTTCGCCACGTCCATGCAGTAGCGGGCAAGGGCTTCCGGCGTCAGCGACTGCTGGCGGATGCGGTTGGTGTGCTCCTCGATCTCCGCGCGCTCCTGCTCGATCTTGGCGCGGTTGACGTCAGCTCGGGCCTGCACCTGCCGGTTGACGCGCTCCTGGATCTCCTGGCTCAGATCCACGCGCTTGACGTCGACGCTCACCACATGGATGCCGCTCGTGGTGAGCTTGTCCTGCAGAGTCTCCTTGATCCTGCGGTTGAGGTCCTGCAGGTTCGTACCGTTGACGGCGTCCTCGGGTGTATAGGCGCCGAAGACCTCGACGACGGCCGACTGGCCACGCGGGTTGACCACGTTCTCCTTCACCGCGTCGAACTCGCGCCAGTTCTCCCACAGGCTGACCGCGCGCTCGTCGCTCTCGACCTGCCAGGTGATGTTGACGTTGGCCCAGCCGGATCCGCCGCCCGCGAACTTGACGGCCACGTTCGGGCCCTCGTTCGTCGCGTCGAGATCGAGAACCTGGTTGCTGGTGGGGAACTCGGTCACGCTCTCCCACGGAGCGGTCCAGTGGATGCCCGGCGAGAGTGTGCCGACGGGCTTGCCGAACGAGGTGACAATTCCGACCGTGCGCGCCTGAACACTCGTCAGGCTGGTGAAGATGTACACCGCCACGAGCGCCACGCCGGCCATGGCTGCGGTGACTCCGCTGATCAGCCGGTACGAGGTGCCGTGGTACGTCTTGCCCTTGCACAAGAACATGGCCAGGATCGCGGCGCCGAGCGCCAGTCCGAGAAAGGCCAGCAGAATAATGATGCCCATCGCGATGATCACGCCCTTTGTCGAAGAGATGGAAGGTCTGTGCCGGGCGGTGCCGGGGCCGCGACGTGCACGGCCCCGGCACCGGGTGAATCAGCTCGCCTGCTGCTGTGCTCCGGTGAGCCGTGCCAGGAGCGCCTGCTGGTCCGGCGAGAGGTCCGCGGGTGGCTGCGGGGCCGCCGGGGTCGGTGCCGCGGCCGCGGGGGCTGCGGGCATGGCCGGAGGCGCCACAGGAGCGGCCTGCGGAACCGCCGGTGCGGGCGGCTGCTGGGGAACGGCAGGAGGAACCGGTGCGGCAGGCGTGGCCGCCACCGGGGGTGGTGCGGGAGCGGGCACCGGCGCGGGCTGAGGCTCGGCGACTGGCGCCGTGCTGGCGCCGTCGGGCCGCGTGTAGACGACCTTGAACTGCTTCGCCGGGTTCATCCCTGCGCCGGCGGCACGGTCGGCGACGTAGGTGACGTCGATGATCCCGCCGGCTTCGGGCGGGCCCGCGGGGGCGCCCGCCTCGGCCATCGCCCGCACCAGCTCGTCACGTGCCTGGCCCTTGACGTACCAGGTGGCCTGGCCGTCGGGGTAGGCGGCGGTGGGCTGCATCTGCAGCGGCACCTTCATGACGAACTTCGGACGGCCGTCGCGGAAGGTCTGCGGACGGCCTTGGGTGTCGGTCTGCTGCTGAATGTCGCCGCTCGAGATCGGCCGGGTCACGATGCCGATGTAGCGCGTGCCGAACTGCTGGTTGGGGAAGCTGAGCGACTTGCCCCCGCCAGCCGAGGGCTGGTTGAAGTAGTCGTCGAGCGATCCCTGCGCCAGCGGCTGCTGTGGCTGCTGCGGGAACTGCGGCGCGGCCGGTACGGGTGCCGGGTACTGCGGGTACGCCTGCTGCGGAAACTGAGGCATGGCCGGCGCCTGGGGCGCCTGCGGCCACTGGGGGTATGACATGGACAGTTCTCCTGGATTCGTTGCAGTTACGCGGTTCTCACGGTTCCCGGGCAGCCAGGTCCGGCGTCCCGGGAAGACTCAGGGCGGTAGAACGGGCAGAAGAAGCATTCGTCACTGCTCGGTGTCGGCGGCACGTCCTCGAGCCGGAGCTGGCCGGCGTGGATGGCCTTCGCGAGCTCCTGCCGGTGCGCGGTCTGCTGGAACACCACGGCGATCAGCTCGTCGTCGGCCGGGGTGTACGGCCGCTCCCACACGTAGAGCCCGTCCAGGCTCGACGACGTACGCGGGTAGGCGATCAGCGCAACGCGGCGCACGGGCAACCCGAGCCGCCGGAAGCCGAGGGCGTACAGCAGCAGCTGCACCTGGTACTTGCGCGGTGGCCCGCTGGCCGCGCGGACCTTGGCCAGCGTCGACTCTCCGAGCACCTTGTGATCGCCGACGGTCTGCTCGACGGCGTCGTAGAGGTCGCCGGTTCCGGGGTGGTTGTCATGCGGGGTGACGCGCTGCTCGGTGATCCAGCGCAGCACTCCCGTGCGGGCGTTGTGCGCCGTGAACGCATCGGCGAGCCACGCGTGTACGGCCGTGCCCACGATGGACGGCCACGGGTCCATGACGTGGTTGGTCTTCGGGACTCCGGCCATCTTCCCGGCCACCTGGCGGTCGCACTCCACGCCGAGCTCGGACGGCCCGAGGTACAGCTGCAGGCTGCGCGGCGCCCGGGCGGCGTGGTCGGTGACGACGCGGCGGATCTCCGCGGCGTACCGGCTCGCCCAGGGCGTGTTGCCGTTGAGCGGCGCCGGCGCGCTGCCCATGAAGTCGGCCGGGGAGATAGTCACGCGTCGTCAACCTCGGTCTGTTGCGGCCGGTACGACGGCGGCTGGTACCCCTTGAGCGTCAACTGGACCGTTCCCGACTTCGGGTACTGGCTCACGCTGCTCAGGCGGCACGGCGCGATCGTGATCAGCAAGTAGTCGCCGGGCGCGACGACCTTCGACTCGGTCTCGCCGGTGTCGAGGTCTTCGACGGTGACGCGGAAACCCTTACTAGCCATCAGAAGAAGCCCCCGCTTCCGTCTCCGGTGTTCTCGTTGTCACGGCTGTCAGCGCATTCGGCGTGCACGTAGTAGCCGTCGTCGTGCTGTGTGATCTCGTCGCCGGGCACGATCTCGCCACCGCACGGAATGCACGTCGTCTCGTACTGGGCGACCAGCGGCTCGCGCCGTGCAGGTGCTTCGGGTGTACAGAGCGGGCACTGGCTGAGGTAGATGTCGTGCACGCAGCACGGCTCGGACGCCATGAATTCGGCCGGGGAGATGGTCACCGCTTCTCTCCCTGCTTCTTGCCGTACTTCTTCTCGAACTCGCGGTCGTGGCGCGGAATGTCGGCCTGTGCCTTCTTCCACTTCGCGTCGGCCTGCTGCTTGCGGCGGTCGTCCTGCCGTGTGGTCACCAGGCCTCCCCCATCCGCTTCGCCAGCTCGACCTGAAGGCCGGGCCCGCGCATCGCGGCGATCCCCCGGATGCACTGCATGACCGCATCGGCCACGGCCGCGTCGGACTCGTCGACGAGCTCGGCGTCCGCCGCGTAGCGCGTGCCTGAGGCTTCGGCGAGCGTGATGCGCACACAGGCGAACTCGTCGTCCTCGCCGCCATCGTCGACGTCCGGCGGGCCGTTGATCTCGTCGATGATCGGTTTCACTCGTCGCCCACCGCCTCGGCTTCGACGACGTGCTGCACCAGCTCCTCGGGCACCGTGACGATCGCGGACGGTTTCAACGGCTGGAATGCGGCGCGCGGTACTCGCAGCTCGATCTTCACCACGACGCAGCCCGGCTCGACAATCTCGGGCTTGCGCTGCGTCGACTTCACGACCTTCAGGTCTGACACGTACCGCCCAGCGCGCACCTGCAGGTACGCCGTTCCGCTGCTATAGCCCTTCGGTGGCCAGGAACTCATGACCCGTTCACCGCCCCGTCGTCGTTCTCAGGCGGCGTCCAGCCAAGGCGCTCGAGCAGTTCGCGCGTCGCGTCAGGGAGAATCACGCGGACTTCGCCGCTGAAATCGACGGGCTGGATGTACGCGAGCTCGAGCTCGAGCCGCGGCCTATGCCCCTGCTCGAACCGCAGCTCGGCGGAACGGCAGGCCTGGCTGACGTTGATTCCGTTGAGCTCAATGCGACCACCGACGCCGTCGGTGTAAATCTGGACCCTCATGAGCGCACCGCCTCGCGGGTGACTTTCTGAGGTTCCGGGAAATAGCCACCATGCGTCCGCCCGGGGAAGCATGTCGTGCACAGTTCGCGGCGCAGCGCCCGGCCAGCTCCGTTGAAGGCGCCGTGCCCAGACTTAGTGCCGGTTGCGCCACAGGCGGCTCGCCAGTCGGTGAACTGCGCGCCGTGCGGGTTGGTCCACCGCGCGAACTTCTCGACGCGGTGGACGGGATAGCCGACGCTGGGAGTGCTGGCGCTCATGAGCTCACCGCCCGCAGTTCCCACGAGCCGGACTTCTTGGCGTAGCGCACATACAGGTGCGGGTCGTCGGCCTTGAGCCGCTTCGAGTCGAAGCGCCAGGTCTCCTTATACTGTGCGCGCAAGGGCTTCGGCAGGTGCTCGCTCACCAGGTCGACGCTCTGCTCGCCCGGTGCCGCAGTGGTGAGCTCGACCTTGATCGCGTCGGTGATGGCCTTGAGCTTCTCGGCGGCCTCGTCGGCGAGCGGCTTCGCCAAGGCGTACGCCGCGGCGAGCTGGTCCAGGCGGCTGCCGCCCTCGGGCTTGATCTCGGTCATGCCAGCACCTCGGCGAGCTCCGCGGCCGTGGTCTTCTCACCGTTCAGTGAGGCGTCTGCGAGCTTGCGCCCAGGGCCCTTCCACTCGGCTTTGATCACAACGCCATCCCGCTCGGCGCGGCAGTACACCTCGACGGGACCGCCGCTCAGGTAGGTGTCCTTGTCCGTCGGCGTGTCGGACATCTCGGTGTCCCATCCGCCACGCGCGAGCGCCTGAAGGAACTGCGTGTAGGTCACTGTGGATTCCTCTCGTGTGTCGCACCGTGCTCAGCGCGCAGCCGCATGGCGTCCTTGTAGGTGGATGCGGTGCCGACCTCACCGCAGCGGTTGCACGTGACGATGTGGACGGACTTGACCGTGATGTGCGGCCGAGCGGAACGGCGGTCGCTGGGCGCGGGCTCGGGCAGCGTCCCGGCGTTGCGCGCGCGGTTGTAGCAGCGCACGCACAGCCCGAATGCGTTGACACGCACCAGACCCCGCTTGCGCAACGTGGGATCGCGCTCGTACACCGGCTGCGCGACCATCGGCCGACCGCAGCCGCGGCACAGCGCCTGCGCGAGACCTGCTGCCACGAGATCCTGCACAAGCGCGGCGCACGCGTCACAGAACGGCTCCTCGAGACGTGCGTGTCGCTGCAGCCCACGCGCACTGCCGTGCTCAGGCGTCTCCGGCAGGTCGGGCTCCGGCGGCGCTTCCTCCTCCGCGAACGGGTCGTACACGGGGTTCGGGCGGTACTCCGGGTCGCGGCCGCGCAGCTCGGCGACGAGCGCGGGCGACAGCGGGACGCGGGCCTCCTTGGTCCCGGCCTTGCGTGTGGTGATCGGCCGTGCCCCAGCGGGAGTCCTCATGACGACACCGCCCTCTCGCGGGCCGCGTGTCGGAGGATCGCGCGGTTGAACGCGGTGAGCCTCATGCCGATCCGCTCGGCGGCCTCGCGCTTCGTGTAGCCCTGACCGCGCAAGAACTCCCAGTCCTCGACGACGTCGGCCGCCGGGCGCGTGCTGCGTGGGTGCTCCGTGATCCGCCCTGCCTTGTACTCGCGGTTGTAGCAGCCGCCACAGAGGCCGCGGCCATACTTCCGGTCGCGCGTTGGCGCTGACCGGTTTTTGCGGCTGACCATCGGCCGGCCGCACTTGCCGCACCGCGATTTCGTCTCAGTCGCCACTGACGACCTCGCCTTCGTTCGACGGCGTCAGCTGCTCGTCACCGAAGTCTGGCGACGCTTCGACTGCCGGGAGCCGCGGCACCAACACCGCCCACATCGCCACGGCCTGGTCTGAGAGCAGGTGCGTCGGCCAGTCGTCGACGACGCCGGCGGGTACGTAGATCACCCGCCACGGGAGGGCAGGGCCGCCCCAGCTGAGATCGCGGACCGCGATCGTGCCGCGAGGGCTCTCGCGCAGGTCCGTCATCGCGATCGCCTCTTCGTGTCCTTGCGTTGCCATTGGCGCCGCCAGGCCGAGCGCGTGCACATCAGGCAGGAGCGCCGGCCGTTCCGGTAGACGTACAAGTTGTGTGACTCGTGTGCTCCTGGGCAGAGGTCGAGCGCGTTGGCGAGCACCACGTCGTGGCCACGTCGGCAAGTACTGGCCGCGAACGTCATGACGCACCGTCCAGGAGCACGGCGAGCTCGCGGTCGATGTCGAGCGGCTCCTGGCCGCGCGGCACGATCCGCTCCGTCGCCTCCAGCGCGCGCACGAGATCACCCGGGTTGAACAGCAGCACGTTGGCGTACCGCACACCCTCGGCGTACTTGATGAAGGTGATGTGCACGCCGTCGCAGTCGACGCAGCGGGAGAACCGCACGGCACCGTCGCCGCTGTCGCGGTGGATGCCCTCGGCGAAGGTCTCGCGGTCCACCATCCAGCAGTCGCGGCCGTACCAGCAGAACTGCACGGCGTACGGCTCGTCGGGCAGGTAGACGAAGCGAACGGCGCCGATCGCGCCCGGCGACGCCCCGGCCAGGACGCGGTAGAGCAGCGTGCGGCTGACGTACTTCTCCTTCATGACTGCCTCCCCAAGTGCCGGGGCGGTTCGAAGAGGTGGAACACGAAGCCGTTCTGCTGCCAGGTACCGAGGTAGGCGTAGGCCCACTGGTAGCCGTCGTTCGGCAGCGGCTGACCGGTACCGACCACGAGGAACCGACGCCGTTCCACGTCGCTGTCGGTGTCCACGAGCGCCCACACGGTCGGCACGTCGTTCTGCAGCTGCAGCGCGAGAAGCACGGCCTTCTTCGGCATCGTGATGATGGGACGGTCGGTGACGTTGCCGTGCTCGTCGACGAGCTTCAGCGGGAACTTCCAGACAGTGATCATGGCGCCTCACTCCTCGTTGAGCGCGTAGGGCGCGGTGAGCTCGAGATCGGACTCCGGCGGCCAGACGAGTCGGGTTCGGTCGCCGTCGTTGGAGTGGCCGTTGCGCAGCGCGTGCCTGCCAGTGCTCTCGCCGACGTGGGTGAACAGCGGCGTGGCGCCGAGCTGGCGCGCCACGGAGTCGAACGCGGCCACGGTGCGCCGGCACTGGTTCGTCGTCCGGTCCTGGTCTCGGATGGTGGTGAGCGCGATGTAGAACGCCGAGCCGGCTAGAGCGAGCGCGATCACCACGACGACGCAGAGCGCGATCAGCACCCAGACGAGCGGGTTCACGGTGCACCCCCACCCACAACAGGCGGCTGCCGCACCACGACCTCGGCGGGTACGGACTCGATTCCGTTCCCGGTAGGCCTGCACCCGGCAAGCCCAACGACGACGAGCGCGGCCACTGTCCACAGGAGAACGTTCATCGTGCGCCCCGCCTGCGGTTGATCCGGCGGGACCGGCGCGCCTGGCGGTTCTTCGCCCGGCGCCGCGCGATGACGTGCTCGGGTGCCGTTCCGCCGTAGACGTGCTCCTGCGCCTGAAGCCCGGCGAGGATCATGAGGCTGAACGTCGAGGGGGCGGTAGTCTTGTCGGTGGCCACGGTTTGCTCCTTTCTGTGGCCGATGCGGTCCGGTGGGTGCACACCGGGCCGCTTTCTGTTGTGGGAGCTGGAAACCCCGGCCGCCGTTCGCGCGATGGGAGGGACGGCGGCCGGGGCGGGCCTCAGTCGCGGACGCCGACCTCGGCGGCCTTGCGCAGGTGCCCCAGGCGGACGTGCTCGGCGAGCGCGGCGTGTGCGGCGGCGGCCGAGTAGTACGGACCGACTTCGCGCCTACACGCTTCGATCGGGCACTTGCGCGAGTGCCGCGGGGTGCCGCCGCAGAGCTCGTCCAGCTGTTCGGTGGTGAGGGACATCGGTGTCTCCGATCAGACGGCCCGGAGTGAGGGGGCCTGCGATCCGCCCTTGCTCCGCTTGAGGAGCTTCTCGAGCGCGGTGTGCGGAATGCGGTAGTAGCGGCTGACCATCACGTACTCGAGCTGGTCGTTGTGGATCAGCCAGCGCACGGTCTTCTCCTTGACGCCGAGCAGCTGCGCGGCTTCCTTGACCGAATAGGCCATGCGTTCGGTCATGCCGCCGCTCCCTGCTTCCGCGGGGTCCGCTCGGGGGGCTTCGGCTGGTCCTTCGGCGGCCGGTTGTCGCGCGGCCGCGTCGGCGCCGGCGAACCGGTGTCGCGCTTCGCGGCTTCCTGCACCGCGTCGACCATGTCGGGGCCGAGGTGCCGCACGAGCGGACCGTCGCCCTCGACCTCGATTGCCTCGGCGAGCACGGTCGTCGGGATCGGCACCGTCTTCTGGTGCCCGGACCGCACGCGCCGGAGACGCCGGTACACCGCTTGATCGCTCATCGGCCGCTCCGGGTGGGGGGACTGTTCCTGATCTCGGCCGGACCGTCCTGGCCGACCGTCGTGCCAGCCACATTAGGTCAAATCTGTCAGAAAGTACACTTATGTCGGTGTAACGGATAGGTCACGGTCGTTCCTCCCTGGTGGACACATGTGTCAGCAGACCCGCACACTGTCCGCATGGTCGAAACGGTCAGATCTGTCAATAGGCGAGGTCATCGCCGTTTGCAGGGGGCTAGACGGCCGATGCACTGTGCACGCGTGGAATCACGTGAAGGCCGACTGAAACGGCTGGGAGTCCTGATCAAGCGCGCGCGCAAAGCCAGGGGCATGAACCGCGTGGAGGATCTGGCCGATGCGTCAGGAATCGGCCGGACCACACTCGTCGCCATCGAGACCGGCCGGAAGGTCGCGACGGCGTCGATGTACTCGATGCTCGAGCTCGCGCTGGATCTTCCAATCGGCACGATGGAGAGAGTCGTCGCCGGCGAGGCCAAGGAGTTCCCCGAGGCCGAGCCACGGCAGTCGCGCCGACAACGCGAGGAACAGCTGTACGCCGAGCTGGACGCCGTCGTGGCACGACTGCAGGAGATCCGGAGCGAGCTACACGAGATCAAGATCGCCGAGGAAGCCGAGCAGCAAGGGGGCGAGGACGAGGGCAGAGCACACGGAACCGGGTAACGGGAAGATCACGCGTGCAGGTGAGCGGGTAAACAGACAAACACCCACATGGACGCATGGCGTAACGAACCCGTCACACCAACGTACGGAACTGTCATTGAGATCAGGCTGGCGTCGACCATCCAGGTATGCCCGACCGTGATCGAGTACTCGCCTACTTGGACCAGCTGATCGCCACCGCCAAGGCGATGAAGGAGGAGATGAGCCGTGACGTCAACAACGGCGACAACGGGACGAGCAACGTCGCCGACTTCGGCGAGTACGTCAAGCGCCGCGCGAAGCGGCAAGCTCTTGGCGCCACGGTTGGGCTCCTCGGCACTGTCGCATGGACGCTGTCGCGATCGCGCGACCAGATCGTCATGGCGGCCGGACTCCTCGCCGTCGTTGGCGCGGTCACCGTGGCCGTCATCCTCAGCCAGCCGCCCGGGCACAACGCGCTCCCGGACCCCGCGCCGTCGAGACCGCAGCAGACGCAGGCAGCGGAGCCACCCGTGACGACCACGACCCTCCCGACCGGCGTCAGGCCGACGTCGCGCGGATCGGTACTACCGACGACCCGGCCGCCGTCGGTGTTCGATGAGACGGCCGCGGCCGGGCCGCCAGCTGTCGTGTGGCCGACGGCTCCGACCGCAACCGACGATAGCGGCCGTGCACCTGGAGAACCAGACGACGACACGCCAGGTGGCGGGCCCGGAAATGGCGGAGATCCCTCGGACGGCGACGACACCACACCCCCGCCGACAACACCGCCAGGCGGCGACGGTCGCGACGACGAGACGCCTCCCGCTCCCCCGCCGGGCCGTGTGTGTTTGATCGAGATAGAGCTGCCCGAACTGCTCGAGCTGTGCCTGCTGCCAAGGGAGGTGCGGAGCGATGGCCAGACCCCCGCTTGAGATCGGCACCTACGGCGAGATCAAGGTGACGGAGCTCCCGAACGGGAAACACGAGGCGCACGCGCGGTTCCGCATGAGCGACGGCAGCGTCAAGCAGGTGCGCCGGCGCGGCAAGACCAAGACCGCCGCCACCAACGCTCTGAAGAAGGCGATGGTGCGCCTGGCTGACGAGGTGAAGGGCGAGGAGATCTCGCCGGACACGCGGTTCAACCACGTTGCCGACCTGTACCTGGCAGAGCTCAGGGACCAGGCTGAGCTCGGCGAGATCTCACACAACAGCGTCCGCCTGTACACCGGCGCTTTGAAGAACTGGACCCGCCCGATGCTCGGCGAGCTGCAGATGCGGGAGCTGACGGGAACGCGCTGCGACAAGGTCGTGAACAACGCGCGCACGAAGAACAGCTACGCCACCGCGAAGACCGTGAAGGCCGCGCTCGCCGGCGTGTGCGCGTACGGGCTCCGACATGGCGCGCTCTCGACGAACCCGATGGGCGCCGTTCGCCGCATGAGCAGCGGCCCCGGCGAGGAAGTCGTGGCGCTCACCGCGGAGCAGCGCGAGGACATGTACGCCAAGCTGAAGGCCTACGGCGAGGTGCGGCAGACCGACTCGAAGGGCCGCTCGCTCGGCGAGCGCGGGCGCGTCTGGCTCGACCTGCCGGACATCATGGACGCGATGCTCGCGACCGGGAACCGGATCGGCGAGCTACTCGCGCTCGAGGGCGCCTCGGTGGACCCGCAGGCGCCCACGGTGCTCCTGGACCACCACATCGTGCGGATCACCGGCCGCGGCCTCGTGCGGCAGCGCCGGCGCAAGAGCAAGGGTCGCGATCTGCTTCTCGCGGTGCCGCAGTGGTCCGTACCTATGTGGCGCCGGCGCAAGCTCGCTTCCGGTGGCGGGCCCCTGTTCCAGTCCTTCACCGGCGGCTGGCTCGATCCCAGCAACGTGATCAACGCGCTGAAGCAGGCGTTCGAGGCGACCGGCTACGGCTGGGTGACCAGCCACGTGTGGCGCAAGACGGTGGCCTCCGTCCTCGACGAGGCCGGCCTGCCCACGACCGCCATCGCCGACCAGCTCGGCAACACCCCGGCCGTCGTCGAGAAGCACTACCGAGCGGCGAGGGTTGCAAACCAGGCCGCCGCAACAGCCCTGGAAATCATGCGAAGACCTGATCAGGAGGACGAATGA